CTTCGTCAACCAGAGATTTTGCTTCTTCAATATGCTCCTTGGCCTTTTCAATTTTATAGACAAGATTTTCTTTATCCTTGTCTATGATATTACGTTTCTTTTTCATAATTAAATTCCAAGATCTTTCAATTTTGCACAAAATACGAGATCATCTGCTTGGTATACAACGCCTTCACCTTTATTCGTTACCAAGTAAATATTGGCTTCTCTTGTATCTGCAAATATTGCGGTCACTTTGATTAACTTACCGTCAACCTGTGACTTAACATATACCTGATCTTCCTCTTGTTTTAATTCGCCCATTATAACCAACTCCCTCCTGCCAGCATGAAACCTTTCTGCAATGCTTGACTATTGGCAATATCTTCGATTGTCAGTCCTAAACATTCAAGTGTGTCAGATGCATCCATAGTGTAATTGTATTCATGATTGGCTAATTCATATTCAAACATATCCTTAATATATCCTTCGCCTGTTTCATCATTTTCTATAGCCTGTTTCTTTTCTTTGGACTGACTGAGAAACATACTTTTTAATCGGTCTGCATCTTCCTTTTTGACGTACCCTCCGCCATAGATAGAGCAGACCTTATCAGTTTCTTTTGGATCAAGACCAAACTTCTCCATGCCATCATTAAATTGTTCATTACTAAAAGCAAAGAACATTGGAAAATTATCAATTTCTGCTTGATGCCGTTTTTTCAGTTCTAAGTATTCGTTTTTCACTGTGAATCTCCTTTACATGTAGTATTTTTTTACTAAAACAATAATAAACACTTTAAATTAAAAAAGCAACAAAAATGTTTTACATATTTACTACTTTGGTTAATCTTTTTATGTTGGTTTCAATTCTATCCAAAACTTCTTCAATTGTTGCAATTTCCGCTTGGCTGTATTCATCAAAATCCCATTCATTTCTGGCATATTCAATGAAATCGTTATTGTATTTTTCTTTTTCTTCCTCACAGTCAGATCCAAAATAGCTTTCAAACGTTTCATCGTCTGGATTAACAATGGCTTCGATTTTTCCATTTAACCAAACTTTCAATTCTTTGAATGCCTCAATTTTTTCCTCGTTGCACATGATTTTCTCCTATACTTTTTCAATTCTGATGTTATGAGTGGTGAAGTGATATCCATAATTTCCTGCGGTAATATATTCCTCATCATTTTCCGGGTTTGTATCGTAAAGTCCGGTCATTTTATTCTCCACACAATAATCCATTATACAATCAAGTGCATCCTGTGCGGAATCTGCATTTACACGAAATTCAATACCTTGTGCGGTAATAGAGATCAGATAATTGTGTTTATAAAAATTATCATTCCAAACATCGTTGGGATAATGAACTTTACCAGAATAAATAAATCCATGACAGTCTTTGTCACATTTACCAGGAGGTATAGAATCACATGTATTTGGATTTTTAATACATTTTGATTTATTCTTTTGGACAGTTTGTGTAGATCCATAAATCATTTCAGCACCAAATTTTCTGTCTTCAATCATTTTATTATATTTTGGAATCAATTCATCCCGCATGTCTTCAAGTTCTTCCAATGACATTTTTTCCAATTCTTCAAACCTACTTACTCTATTACCAAGTTTTAATTCAAGCATGTTAATAACGCCAATGTGTGACATTTTGATCATTTGAGTCTGGATTCCAATAGCGTTCATTTTCTGTCTCCTTTTATTAATTAATCACGTTTAAAATTGTGCGTTTTAGCTTGTTTTAAAACAAATTGATATCATTATACTGATAAGCTTTAAAACAAGCTAAAAAACAGAATCCTCGAAGTGAAAATCAGATAATTATCAAAACCCTGTATCAATAATTATCTGATTTTCATATTTGACTTTTTATGTATGAAAGGTGAACTCTTGATTTTCTGTTCTCCAGATAGCACCCATAACAAGCTTGACTTTTCCTTCTTGCCAGAATTGACAATACAGGTTGTTATGTCCCTCGGATAAGATAGAAAGCTCATCACATTTCCAACGGGCAAATCTGCAAATTATCTGACCGATAACCTGTTCGATCTTTTCATCCGGCACATCCATCATTTTCTCAGTATCAATATTGAGATTGATTTTGGAATCTACATTTATTTTTGTCATTTTGTTTATCCTATAAAAAGCAATTTAAATTCTGAGAATGATATCCAGCGTTTTGACAATCTGGACAAGCTCCCGGATTATGCAATTCTCCCATAATGATTTCAATTTCTGATAGGCAAGAATTTTCAATTTCGACCGTTTCACGATTACCGCATACTGGACATAGAACAGTTATCATGGTAGTTTCTTCCATAATGATATTTGGATTTGGAGTAAGAGTATCCTGTATCTGCATTAATAATTTCTCCTGATAATTAAATTAGATCCTGTAAAATCAACTTTTGGACATTGAAGATAATTTTTGCCGTTTCTTTGATTCTTGTTTCTCTATCAGGAATCATTCTCATGGAATAAATGATTCTATTCCCATTGATAATCTTTACCCAACCATCCCAAACTGTGTTTTCCACTTTATCTGTCATGATATTTGGGAATGGCAAACGAACTTCTACCTCGCCCATATAATCAGAACCAGAATAATAGATATCGAAGGAATCAATTCTAAATTCCTCGTTATCAGTTCTAATTACCTTTGTTTCAATTTCCTGTATAATTTTTGCCATTTTATTATTCCTTTATACAAATAATTTTACCAATTTATCTTTCAAAGAAAATAAGGTGCGTAAGGCACAATAATCATCTTGACTTCCGGGAGGGTGATACTGATTTTTATCGTAGGCATCCATGATAGCATTTTCAGTCAAGATGCAATCAGGTATGATTCCGGTAATGTGACGGTCAAGATCAATAAAGACAACATCTTTTTGCGGAAGATCGCCAACAGTAAAATGACGAGCAACCATTCTTTGTCCGCCAGGAGTATACATTCTTTGAGTATTCCAATAAAGAATGGTTTCATTTTCAATTACGGCTTTTCTGGCATGTTGTGGAAACATATTCATTTTTATTCTCCTTTAATCATTCCAGATTAACATTCTTAAATCTTTTATGGGCCAATGACTTTTATATATCCAAGCAACAACATCTCCATTATCTGCCTCATGTTTTACCAGATTAAACAGACAAGTCCCTTTGGTTTTCGGATTTTTTAATTTGATCGTTTTGTGAACCACGCCGGCAGGGATGTTAAGAGTACTTGCTTCCTGTTGGAATTGATGTTTTTTCGCATCCCAAAACAATTTATCGGTGGATATTACAAACATTTGTTTTCTTCTCCATATTTTTCGAACATTTCCTCAATTTGTTTGGAGGCGATCAGACATTCCATATCTTTCTTAATTTTCCAGGGATCCATCACATTACTGTCTTTGAATTCCATGAAAAAATCATCAAGAGTCCAGCCAGATTTAAGGCAATCAACTATCAAAAGCTGATTCATTGTTTCGCTCCGTCCCCATGAACCGCAAGCAATCGCATCCAATGCCTCAGTTTCCATTTTATCCGCAAGTTCATCCATTATTGATACAAGATTCCATTTCATGATCGGTTCTCCTTTGTTTTTTTTAATTTTTGTTTTTCATCACCATTTGAATACGGGCTTTGAACCGTCATGGGCTGGTTTAAAAACAGGGGGTATTTTTCAACCCCCTTTATTGGATTTAAGATTTATGCCGCAAGCATTCTATCAAAATAAGCAGATACTTTTCCACCAGCTTCGATTTTTGCAGATTCAACAGAATCGGAATCGGTGATCCGCTGAGTGAAGGAATTATATAAATCCCAGGCAGTCAATTCATTTTGGTCAAGTAAAGACTGGACATTTGTCGCCTGCCCTCTTAAAGAGGTAGTCAAAAGTTCCTCCTGAACACGTGGACCAACTTCCATTTGCTGGAAAATAGTATCAATATCCGGTGCTTTCAGGGATTTTTGAGTGTATTTTTTCCAACCATCAATTGCGGCAATGTTTTGCTCCATGTTTTCAAAGAAACCGCTGATCTGATTTTCCAGATTTAAACTACCTTTGTGAAGTTTGCGAACTGTTTGGTGGTCAAATCGAGAATCAGGAGCAACCATTCCATTTGAACAGACCAACCGCATGGCTCTTAACATCATCCGATATAATTTTGAAGTATCGCAAGAATTTTGCATGGTAGCCTGTAAGGAAACGAGATCCCCTTTTTTGATTTCCGTTTTTTTCTTGGAATTGAAAGTCGCCCAGGTCCGACCACCGTCAAGGGAAGTATTTACGTTAATATCCTTTAGATCAAATCCATCAGGCACATAGTCAATCGTTTTGTTGATTGCATCCAAATGCTGTACCAGCTTATATTGTTTGGATACTGTTTTCAGACCCTCAACTCTACCATCAGGGAATACGGCAATGTTGAATTTTCCAGTGGCTTCGAAAAGATCATCCGGATCCTGTCCCAGATTTTTCAGCAGGTCAGTTTCAACTCCAGCAAAATCAAACAATGGACGACCCTGAATAATTGTTGGTACTTGTTCGAGTCCAGAAATTTTAACACCCTTTTTGTCACATTTTTCCAAGATCTCATTTTTAACGTTTTCCATTTTACTTCTCCTCATTTTTGAGTTTTCGTTCGTTATATAATGTTAAGAGGTTTTGGACCCCCTTTTTCTAATTTACATCCCATCCCTGCTCAAATGAATCATCCATATAATCGTCATACGTTTGATAATGATTTGGATCAAAATCGGGATCCTTACTTACAATCTCAATATCATCCGGATCAATGCATCTTCCAACAGTGTCACTGAATTCCACCGAATGTCCCCTAATGCATTTTTTACCTTTATAATCTTCCATAGTATCTTTGATCAAATAAGAACTATTTACGGCAAGATTTCCAAACTTTTCAGTAGCACCTTCTTTTTTAAATCGTACCACACATCCTATGTAGGATCTTAAATCTGATTTTTCAGACATTTTCCAACCCCCTTTTTTCAGTTTTCAATTTGTCCATCATCTTTTTTATGCGGGCTTTGGACCGCCATCGGCAGATTTAACAGGAGGCCGTTTTCCGACCCCCTTTTTTCAGTTTTCAACTCATTTTGGATTTCTCCATGTTCTTTCATTTTGGAGACCGCTTTCCATCGGCACAGTTTCAGTACCTCTTATTTCAATATCTTTTGTACCGCCCCAGGTTACTTTTTTCTCCCTCCAAAAAGCTTTTTCAGCAGTTTTCCTTGCCCCCTTTATTGTGTTTGCTTTGAATGTGTATTCGGAAATAACCCCATTCCCGTTCGGATCTATCCATTTGATTTCGATCCAGTATCTTTTCATGCCGCAGTTTCCTCCTCAATTCCGAAATTCAGTGGAGCAGTTTCTCCAGCCTCTTGACCAGCCGCCCAGGTTTTCATATCAGACGGCATATCCCTTTTCTCAGACTTCCCTTTTTTCAGTTTTGGATACATTTCAGCAACCGCTTCCTCGATCTCCTTTTCTTTGACCACAACCAGAGCGGTACAATTTTTATCTGCATGAATTGTCTGATCCATCTGGTGTTTCAATTCCCAAGCCCTATTCCAAATAACATCCGCCGCAACATTACCCAATTGTTGTCTTTTTCCAGAATAGGTTTTCTGTGGAAAGGTCTTAAAGCATTCCTTTTCAATATGCCCGCAAACTACCTCTATAAAGTACAGACTTGTTTCCACATCTGAAAATGTTCCAATCAACTCCCATTCTCGATATTCAGGCAAAGTTCGGAAAACTACTTTACAATCAAATGTATGAGCAAAGGTGGAAACAATGCTGGACACCCATTGTGGATGTTTTGACCCATCTTTGTAAAATTTGAAAGTATCCAAGATGAAATTATCAGTTTCCAGGTCAATCTCAGTTTCTTGGATTCTGTATTTTGCCATCAAAAGAGCGGCATGTTTTTTAAACGTATCCCCTTCCGGTGTTCCTTCCTGGTCTTTTGCCTGTACCATTATTTTTTGAATTTTTTCAATAATCCGCTTTTTTTCTTCCTTCATTTTTCCGATCCCCTTTTTTCAGTTTTTGATCCAATTTCTAAATATCACCGCAAGCAATTCTTTTAATTTTAATACCAAGAATATAATATAATTCCTGTTTTTCTTCCTCAGTCATTTTTTCAGTCATTTTTTTAAGCTCTTTAATAGTCATTTTTTTGGACCCCCTTTTTTCAGTTTTCAATCCAATTTCAATCCTATTTCCAAGTAAGTTCTTTTCTTAAAAGAATTTCAAAAACACATTTTAAAAATTGTGCAAAAATTCCCTTTGTTTCAATTTGCCACATAAGAAAAGAACTTGTAAAAATCCAGTAAAATCCCCACATTAAATTTTTCATTCTTTCTCCCATTTTTCAAATTTTTACCCATCACCTTTTCAAAGACGGACTTTGGACCGTTCATAGTAGGTTTAATAATGAGGGGTATTTTTCAACCCCTCGATTAAGAATTAATTTTTCTTATGCTTCGGTTTTCTCAGGCATAAAACGATTTACAGTATAAACATATTGAACCGACCTACCAATGATGCCCTCTTTTTTGTTTTCTTTCTTAGCCACATATTTTTTCAACGCTTTGAAGTCAACAATTCCTTCTTTAATTCCCTGTGCCGCCCAATGATAAGCACCTTTACCACTGCCCTTGCCTTCAAGATGTTTAATAGCAAGAAAACAAGCACCGACCATTGTTTTCCAACCACCTTCACTTCGGGCAGAATCCTTTGCCATTTTCTCAACCAATGCTTTTCGAGAAAGTAAAGAATTTTCACTGATAGCAACCACCAGATTCTCCATATCATTGTTTGCAATTCTTTTTGTAACCACTTTTTTCTCAGGAGGATTTAATTCAATAAATTTCTCAGAACATGCGGCACAAACATCTGATTTTTTCACAGAACAAGTCTTACATTTTGATACAAATTCACCTTTCTCATTTTTCAAAGGTGCACCAAAAGTCTTGCAAGTAGTTTTAACCATTTTATCACCAACTTTTACAGATACAGATTTTTTAACATTTTTACGTTTGATTGATTTAGCCATTTTTAAGCTCCTTAATTTAATTTTTTTAATTTTTTTTTAGCCCCAACTAATAGAAAAACTATCTTTTTAATTTTTCTCATATACGATTTAAAAAAAATTCTCAGTATATAAAAAGAAAATAATTTCTAAACCGTATAAATTAAAAATTAAATGATTATGAAAGAAAAAAAACTTTTCAAAAACTTTTCTGATTAATATATAAAAAACTTTTTACTTTGTTTGCTTTGTCTCACAATCGGTTTTTTCATTCATCGCTTGATTTTATTTTGTAGTATAGAAAAACCAATTTCAAAAATGGTAGCTTTTAGGTACGCTATTTTTTACTTTCTCGTTTTTCAGGCAGACCTTGATTTTTTCAAAAATTCCATGCTTTTTCGTTGCGTGTAAATTCGTTTGTTGTTCTCTGTGGCGCTCTCCGATACTTTGGCTCATACCCTCAGTGTCTTTTGAATTTGCAACTTTTGCAATTTAGTTTTTTTTACTTTCAAGTCGGTTCGATTATTTTTCAAATCTCCGTCCCACAAATTTTCAAAGATCAAAAGGGCTGCCTCATTGCCCCGGTTGTTTTTTTAGTTAACTGCCATTACCATTATAATTGCAGTATTAATCATGACGCCCCAAGTAATGCCGTATCCTATTGTTTTTGTCAGTGAGTTTGTCATGTGTTTAATCCCCTTAGTTAATGTTGTTTTGTTTATGTTTCATTTAAATCGTAGGTAAAGAATAAACTTTTTAAGAAAATAAGTCAAGCATATGCAACCTATTGAATTTATTGATAAAAACACTTTTTAATCTTTGCAACATATTGAATTTATTGATAAAAAATAAATCGTTCATCTCATAAAAAAAATTTATGCTGTAAATTCAGTTACTTAGAAAATAAATTTAAAAAAAATTAAAAATTAATTTTAAAAATGTTGAATTTTGCTTTAAATTCAATTACTTAGAAGAAAATAAAAAAAATTAAATAAAAATAAGAAATAATCGTATCAAAAAATAAAATCCTATCAATATTTTTCCCACAAAATAAAAACCATTGAAATTTTAAAATTCAAAAAAATAATGAAGACGGGCAGGGGCAGGCACACATAGGCACGCATGTTGCAAAAATCATACCCCTATGAACATAAAAACGATTAAAAAAAATTAACTATAATTACTATAAATCAAAATGGTGCTTGTTTTTAGTCGATTTAAAGCGTTTTCATACGTTATGCATACACTAACATGTAAAAAGTTTGTATCTCAAAATTCGACTTTTATCTAATAAAATCAATAGGTTAGGAGCTGTGTTTCACACGTTGTTTCACATAAGAAAAATTAAAATAAATTAATAAAAAATAAGAATTAATTTTAAATCAAATTTTTAACGCTAAAATCAAAGCTTTTTGAGCACGATTTTAAAATAAAATTGGTTGTCAAGAAAAATATTACATTGAATAAAAATAAATTATCATAGAAAGAAAATAAAAATCATTGGTAAAATTTTAAAAGAATTTTGTTTGTCAATAAAAAAATAAAATAAAACCAAATAAAAAAAATAAAAATTAATTTATTTTAAATTTAAAATTAAATTTTGGTTGTCAAGAAAAAAATAAAAATTATTTTCTGCCACAAAAAAGTTCCACATTTTTTCACTGAGGCGCAATTCATTTTTGGAGGGGGGTTTTTTCAGGATGATGCCCCGTCCCTCCTTCGCCACCTCCGTTTTTTAAAATTTTTAGGTAGTAAGACTGTACAAATAGATTTTCTATCATCCGAAGACTATCATCCGAAGACTATCATCCGAAGACTATCATCCGAAGACTATCATCCGAAGACTATCATCCGAAATCTCATATGACCGATTTTTTTTAAAATTTTTAGGTAGTAAGACTGTACAAATATCTCTTTCCTCAACTCTCATTCGAAGACACTCACCCGAAGTCTTATTCCCTATTCTAAGGACCCCCATATACTATATGCTCCATTCCCCTCACCTCTAAATTTTTTTCGATTCCTATTCTCGTAGTATTTTTTTACATAAACTTATTGACAACTCGGATACAAAGCATTATACTCCTTTCTATGGATACATTACCCAAAACAACCAAAATAAACAGGACTTCAAAGAAGAAACCACAAGCTTTGCTTACCACGGGATCACTGAAATTTTCCGTTCGTATCAATACGCATTCGGGAAGCTTTGTTACCTCAATATCATTAAAGAAGAATGTTTGTTCTTTGTGGTTGCTCTTACGTGAATACAATGATTTTAAGAACCCTAAAGATATGATTCTTGATTTCATTCATAACTCTTTGGATATATGGAAAGAAGATACTGCTAAAGGCTTTTCTGACTTTATTACAGAGAGAATGATAAAAGATATATTATCAAAGAAAGATTTTATTGAATACAAGCGAATCCATGACAAGATTTAGACGCTTTATTCAATTATTGATACGAGTACTTATTGACAGCTTTAAAACACGCTTAAAAACGCTTAGGATTGAATCATAAAAATGACTGGACGTAAACTAAAAAAGAAATCTGAGATCGTTGAGAAGACCAAGAAGATCAAAACGGTCAAATTGAAGAAATTCAAAAAGCCTGTTCAACGTCTTAGAACAATTAAAAAGTACAAAAAGCAGAGATGTGATTTTATTTATGAAAATGGTAATACGTGTAAAAATTATGCTGTAGGAAAAGGGACTCTTTGCAAAAAGCATGGCGGAGATCCAATTATCAAAGAAAACATGATTCCTATGCATATGGAAAAAGAAGTAGCTTTGACTAAAAGTGCTGGTGACAATAAATTTAATCCTGCTGTTCATCCTATTGAATATATAGAACTCAGTAGAGCAGGATTATCCAATGTAGAAATTGCCGCACACATGGGAACATCAACCATTACTTTAAAGAACTGGGCAGAGAAATTTGAATCAATGCATCTTGCTACTGAGATTGGAGATGCATTGCATGAAGCTTGGTGGATAGAAAAAGGAAAGAGTGGATTAGAAAATAGAAGTTTTAATACTTCTCTATTCAAATTTTTAACATCCAATAAACTTGGATATTCTGATAAAATGGAGACAAAAAGTACCAATTTAAATGTACATGGTGTTTTAGTTGCTCCGGATGCTGTATCAGAAGACGAATGGGAAAACGAGGATATAATTGATGTTGATTCCTGAAACATTATTTGACTGTATAAAGAATTCTCATGGTTTAGAATGTCTTGCTCCACTTAACGTTATGAGTATTGGAGTAAGACGATATCAAAGAAGTAGAACTCCAGAGCAAAAGAAAGAATTCAAAAAATTAATGTCTAAGGTAATGAAAAAGGTCAGAAAAGACTATTGTGCAAACTGTTCTCCGTCACAAAAGAAAGCATTTGCCAAGAGAATGAGTAAAGGACAGAAAAGATACTGGGACAATATTACTCCTGAGCAGAGAGAAAAACATATTAAAAGTATAAGCAAAGGAGTGAAGAAAGCTTGGGCAAATGGAGATATGAATATTGGAACAAAAGAAGAAATTGTTACCAGAATTCATAAAGCAAAATTTGAAAAAGATATTCCTCGTATCAATACTTATAGAGGTGTTATCACTATGTCAGAGATAGAATCCTTATGAGAAAACCTAACGTAATATGGCAACCGTTTCCTGGTGCTCAGACCAAATTCATGAAATGTCCTGTTTGGGAATGTTTACTTCATGGAAATAGAGGTGGAGGCAAAACTGATGTTCTGTTAATGGATTATTTGCAGGGTGTTGGAAAAGGATACGGTTCAGATTACAGAGGATTGCTCTTACGTGAAGCAACAACTGAGCTTGGCGATGTCATTGCAAAGTGTAAAAAGTGGATTCCACGTGTATTTCCTACTGCCAAATACAATGGTTCTAAGAAAATTTGGACTTTTGAGGATGGGGAAACACTGTGGTTGAATTATGCACGAACAATTGAAGATTATGATCAGTATCATGGTCATGAATATCCTTGGATTGGGTGGGAAGAATTAACAAATCATGTTTTCCCTACTGTTTATTTGAAGCTAATGTCTTGTAATCGTTCATCAAACAAGAATATCACTCCTAAATACAGAAGTACATGCAATCCAAGTGGTCCAGGACATGCGTGGGTCAAGCAAAGATTCATTGATGTTATAAAACCAGGCAAAATTCACAGAGAAGAACTTGAATTCGAATTCCCTGATGAAAATGGTAACATGCAAAAACAGAAGGTTGTTGTTGCCAGAACTCATGTTCAAAGTTATATGGCAGAGAATAAAGCACTGTTGGAAGCTGATCCAATGTACATGGCAAAGATTTATTCCTTGACTCAAGACGATGAAATGTTAAGAAAAGCGTGGATTGATGGTTCTTGGGACTTACTAATTGGTGGATTTTTTACTGATGTATGGGATAAAGATATTCATGTGTTGCCTACTTTCAAAATTCCAAGTTCTTGGAAATTAGTCAGAAGCTTTGACTGGGGATCATCCAAACCTTGGGGAGTTACTTATGGATTTGAATCAAATGGAGAACAACCTGATCCAAATCATCTTGGAGGAATGGATATTCCTTATATTCCAAAGGGTTCAGTAATAATTCCTAATGAAATATACGGATGGACTGGAGTTCCTAATGAAGGTGATCGTGCCACATCATCTCAAATTGCTAAACGTGTTTTGGAGGTTGACAATGCTTTGCTTACAGAATATAATGCCAGATGTATTCCGGGTCCTGCTGATACGTCAATCTATGAAGTGCGAGATGGAACTTCGATTGGAGCCCAATTAGAAAAACATGGATGTGTATGGACAAAAGCATATAAAGGCAAAGGATCAAGAATAGCTGGATGGTCAATTATTCGTCAAATGTTGGGTGCCGCAAAAAGAAAGGAGTTAGAATCTCCACATTTATATTTTTTTGATCAAGCGGCTCATCACATACGAACATTACCACAAATGCAGAGAGATAAGAAAAAGCCAGAAGACATTGATACCGATCTTGAAGATCATTTAATGGATTCATTAAGATATATGTTAGCTCGCAGATTAACAACCATGAAACGAAGAAAAGTCAAGCATTAAAGGAGAAACTTATGGCCCTATCAATGAATGCCCAAGAGAAGAAATGGCAAAGGGAAGCTGATGCAAGAACACTTGCAGAAGCAGAATCAATCAAATCTACTCCTGGTAGATTAAAAGGAGCAAAGGCAGAAGCAAAAAGCATGGCAAAACGTGCTGAAAAAGAAGCGAATTCTTTGAAAAAAGTTGCCAAAAAATCTGCCGCTAAGAAAGCTACTCCCAAACGGAAACCTGCCGCTAAGAAAGCTACTCCCAAACGGAAACCTGCCGTTAAGAAAGCTCCAGCTAAAAGAAAACCAGCTACCAAAAAACGTAAATAGTAATATTAAAAGGTATAGGAGCCTATAATGCCAAAACAAATAGAACCTAAAAAAGGTATTGAATCTCTGGGAGTCGTTGATACAGTTCATCCGGATTATATTAAGGTCAAACCGTCCTGGGACAGAGTTCGAGATTGTATGGATGGTGAAGATGTCGTAAAAAGCAAAAGAGAAACATATTTGCCAAGACCTTCTGGCATGTCAGGAGAATATGCATCAGCTTATGATGGATATATTGAGAGAGCGCATTTCCCGCTTGTTACATCCTATGCTCTTTCTGGGGCATTGGGCATTGTAATTACAAAACTTCCTGAGTTCAATGTTCCCAAACAGCTTGAATATATTCTGAAAAATGCTACCAAGGATGGAAGATCCTTGAATCAGTTGTTTTTGGATATGATCATTGAAGTGTTTCAGACTGGTCGTTGTCCGTTACTGGTTGATGTTGTTTCTTCAAAAAATGAATTCAGATTTGTTGATTACAAAGCTGAGGAATTCATTAACTGGAAAACTCCAATCGTTAATGAAGAAAAGAATTTGACTTTGGGCGTCTTGAAAGAAAGTCAACCTGATTCAGATGATATTTTTTCACACGATACCAAAGAAGTTTATCGTGTTTTAAGACTTGATGAAGATGGTAAATATATCACTGCTGTCTATGATTCAGACGGAATGGAACTTGTCGATTCAAAAGTCACGCCTGTTTTAATGGGAAAAAGTATTGATGAAATACCTCTTTTTCTTTCAGGATCAATAAACAACTCTTTTGACATGCAACCGATCCCATTGGTTTCTGTTGCTAATTGTTCTGTTCAGATCTACAGAAAAGAAGCAGATTTGGCAAACTCTGAATACTTATCATGTAATCCAACTTTATGTATTGTTGGTGCAAGCAATGATGATAATCTTCCCAATGTTGTTGGTTCTTCTGTAATGATCGTTCTTCCAAATGAGCAAGCACGTATTTTTTACACTGAAACTGATACTGCCGCCCTCACTCATGTAAAAAATCATATAACTGATCTATATGAGGAAGCAATCAGACACGGCGTTGCTGTCTTAGATGCACGTAAAGGCGTTGAAGCGGCTGAGTCATTAAGAATACGTCAATCGACTCAGAGCGCATCAATTTACTCGGTCTTTTTGTCTGCTATGAGCGCAATCAAGCAGGGACTTGAAGCAATGTGTGTTTGGGGTGGATATAATAAGGATGAGGTTATCCTTGATGCCCCATCCTCATTGACACAGGGTATTCCTGATTCAACAATTCTTAAACAGATCATCGAAGGATATACCACAGGTGTTGTGCCTTTGGAAGCTATTCATAGATATCTTGTTTATTCTGGTCTTCTTGATCAAACTGTTGGTTATGATGATTATGTGGTAATGCTTGAAAATAGTCCAATCAATATTGAAAGTGAGGAAGATGATCTTTCTTTGGTTGATGAAGACGGAAACCTTATTGGCGGTAAAAAACCGGAAGTTGATGATGAAGGTAATGTAATAGAACCAGTTACCACTGTTAAAAAGAAAAAGACCAAAGAAAAAGTTGAACCTGATTCAAAAGTAAAGGTTTAGCTTTAGAAATAAAGCAAATTAATCGGGGACTTGAGGTCCCCAAAACTGGAATCTTGAGGATTCCGAAACTAAGGAGAAGTAAAAAATGCCAAATTTTGATTTTATTGAAGATGCAGACCTAAGAGAAAAAGCAGAAAACGCCCACAAAATCGAGGTTGATCAGCTTACAATTGATTTGACCAATGCAAACAAAACGGCTGTTGAGGAAGCTGTTTCAGGTTTGAAAGCCAAAAACACTGAACTTTTGGATGAAAAGAAAGTTCTCCAAACCACTCTGAAAAAATTTGACGGATACGAACCTGAAAAGGTCAAAACTGCTACTGAATTTTATGAAAAAAATAAAGATGCTGAATTCCTGAAAGATGGTACTGTGGAAGAATTGATTGAAAAGAAAACTTCTCAGTTGATTTCTGATCATGAAACGGTTGTTACCGAACTTACCACTAATCTGACAGAAGCAAAAACACACGGACAAATGTACCAGGAACTCTTTGAATCCAAAACTATTGATGACGGTGTTCGTGAGGAAGCGATCAAACAGGGAATGCTTCCAACTGCTGTTGAAGATGCTGTTCTCCGTGGTCGTTCTGTATTCTCGCTTGATGAGAACAAACAGATTGAGGCTCGTGACAGTGAAGGCAAGCTTGCTGTAACAGAAGACAAAAAAGTTCTCACAACCAAAAATTGGGTTGAAGGACTTAAAATTACTTCTCCTCATTACTGGCCCAATTCTAAAGGAGCAGGTGCTTTCGGTGGTGGTGGCGGAGAAGATGGCGATGATATGGTAAAACTGCAAGCGGCCGCTGATTCAGGTGATGCGGCGGCATACAGAAAATTAAGGGATAAGAAAAAGAAAAGATAAATTTAATCCTTTAAATTACTTGACATCCTGATTTTATTTTTTTAATATGTAGTAAAAATAGTATAAGGTGTTTCTGGGAAACGCCGTTTTGAAGACCTTGGGGGTCGGAAAACATTATTAAGAGTTTTAGTAAAGTTTCACCGGCCCTTTTTCACATCCGGTGAAAATATAATTAATCTTATAGGAGGAGTTTAAAATGGCAAATATTTGGGATCATCCCTCAGTAATTGCAATGGAAGCCTTAACACATCTGGAGGACGCACTTGTAATTGCTCCTCTCTGTGCCAAAGACAAAACAAGCGATTTTACCAATACCGCAAACGGCTGGAAAGTCGGTGACACGGTATCTTTTAGAACTCATGGTGAATACGAAGTTGATGAATTTTCATCTTCCATCAGTACTCAGTCCATCAGTTCATCCACCCGTCCCATGAGTATCGAAAAACATTTCGATATTTCCGTAGAAGTGACCGCAAGAGAACAGGCATTGGATCTGGATTCTTTTGTTGATCAGGTCATTCGTCCTGCAACTTACAAACTGGCTGAAAAAGTTGATGCCTATGTTGGTACCAAGATTCTTGAAGCCGCTGGCGCTTATTACAGCACCGCATTGTTTGAAACTGCCGCTGATATTGCTCTTGCTCGTAAAACCGCAATTTTGCAACAGTTGGCAATGAATCGTTTCTGTCTGGTCGATCTCGATCTTGAAGCGACTCTCCTGGGCCAGACCTGGTTTAACCAGTCTCAGACTCGTGGCGGTGACGGTGAAATGACTCTCCGTAACGCTGATATGGGTCGTGTAATGGGTATGGATTTTTATTCCAGTATTGCATTCCCGACAGAAGCAGCCGCCGCAACAGTTGGTACTCTCGTAACCACAACTGATAATAACTCCGGTACTGAAAACCTCATCGGTGATTCAGTTCTTTCAATTGATGCCGCTGGCTCTGCACTGACTCTTGTAGCAGGTGACAGACTCGCTATTGCTGGCGTTAAACGTCCTCTGAAAGTCAAAACTGCCGTTGCAGATGCTACCGCAACAACTGAGGTTGTATTGATTGATCCTATCACTGAAATTATTCCTGATGGTGCCGCCGTAACCGTACTTGCTTCTGGCAAAGACGTTCAGCATCACGGTGCAATTTTTGATGATAGATCTCTTGCAGTTGCCTTCCCAATGCTTGACATTCCGGAAGACAAAGTTGCCGCAACCGCATACAATAACGGTGTCAGCATTCGTATCGTTAAAGGTTATGACATCAGTTCCAAGAAAACCACCATGTCTCTTGATCTTCTGGCCGGATCTTTTTGTCTCGATCCCAGACGTATTACTTTGGTAGGTGATAAAACCGCCTAAGACCATTAACTTCTGAATAATGACAATTTTCAGAAAAAGGAGATTACTTGATATGAAGCTTTATAAAGACGGCAAATGTATGCAGATGGTAGACAAAGATCAATTGGATATTTGTCTTGATGCCGGATGGAGCAGAACTGATGAAGTGGCAGAGGAAGCGAAAGCGAAAGCTGAATTAGAAGCTCAGGAAGCGGAAGAACTTGCTGAACTGGAAGCTGAGGAAGCGGAAGCTCAGGCGGCTCTTGAAGCTGAGGAAGCAAAAAAAGCTGAAAAACCGAAATCTGCTAAAAAAGCGAAACTTAACAAACCCTTAAAGAAGAATAAATAAGGGAGATATAACCAATGGCCTTAAATGCAACATTAGGTGCCAGCGATGCCAACTCCTACGTTACCCAGGCTGAGGCGGATGCATACTTTGCAGATCGTATGCATTCGTCCGCTTGGACAGCGTTGACAGATGATGCAGTCAAAGAAGGTCTTTTGATTACGTCCTCTCAGATGTTGGACTGGCATGTAAAATGGAAAGGTGTGAGAGCGACTACCACCCAATTCATGCTTTGGCCCAGAAAAGAAGTCATTAGACCAGACGGAACTGAAATTGACATTGACGTTCTGCCGCCAGAGGTAAAAACTGCTGTTTTTGAGCAGGCTCTATCTAATATTGAAGCTGATAGAATGGATGACGATCCCTTAGCCGGAATCGGACAACTCCAGGCTGGTTCGCTTATGATAAAAGCTGGAGCAGAAAAACCAAATCAAACGAATGCAAAACCAGTACCTTCCCATGTGTTTCAGATCTTAAAAGATTTGTATAATTCAGGTGGTGTGGTGCGATTGTTGAGAGCGTAAAATGGCAAATCTCAGAAAGACATTTTTAAACGGCATTGAGACTATATTTAAGACGTTTGAAGAGGCTGTGCATGTCGGGACATTCAATGTAGTGACAGACAACGGCTTTGACGATCCAAGTACAGTCTCAGACGATATTAGATGCATTTTTGAGAAGTTTACAGCCAAAGATCTTGATCTTTTAAGTTTTGCCTCCTCAATTCAGCCCAAGGACATAAAGGGTTTGATGCCGTCAGTTGATTTAATTAATTGTGAAATGACCACCAAAGGACATGTTCTTTTTGGTACTGATAAATATACCGTAGAAGGGCATGAGCTTGATCCAATGGATGTAATCTATACTCTGCTTTTAAGAAAGGTTTGATATGGCAAGTTTAAAACAAATCATAGATAACCTGAAAAAAAGTTCGAGCGAAAAGATCAAAGCCACCACTACTCGTTTCATGAATAAAGAAGACAAGAAAATAGTGGCACTTTTGAAAGCTCATTCTCCTGTAGACTCTGGTGAATTTAGAGACAACTGGAAAGCGGTTAGACCTCGATTCGGATCCAAGAATACATTAGCAGGGCTTTTGATTACAAATGCTACACCACATTATGGGCAGTTTGTGGCATTTGGTGCAGAACAAAGCAAAGCTCCCTGGTATTATCCGCATAGAGATAAAAAAACAGGTAGATTCAAAAAGGGTACCGGAAAATTGAGAGCAACCGGTGGAAAAGTTTGGGCTGGTGGTTTAAGCCCTGGACATCATAAAACTGTAGGCGGTCCAATTGCTCAAGTTTTGTCCAAGTTTGTTGACAGGTTCACACAGGAATATGCAAAAGAAGTTGTAAAAGGATTTGTATGAGTTACGATAATAGGGAAGATGCTTTATTGGAATTATTTGAACGAATCAAAGCTAATTATATTGATTTGGGATTGGTTTCTTTTAAGCGAACACCAACAGTTCCAATTGACGATGAAGACATGCCATGTTTATTCATGATGGAAGGTACTGATAACATTATTGAACACTCAAGCAAAAACAATTCTGGATATCCTGTAAGACGAGCTTTAGAAGTAACGTTGGAGCTTGTCACAGCAAAAAGTTTTGACATCAAAGCCGCCGTTAAAGATTTGCGGAGAGTTGTCTTCACTGAAAGAGGTACCGATCCTGCTGTTTTCAATGCTAAGTTAGTACCAAAAGGAAGAGTTGGATTCATTCAGGAGAACAGAACTGATGGTCCTACAGGGTACGGATTGCCAAATATCTTGGGAATGAGCTTGGTTTTGGATTTGGTTTATACGGATAATTTATAAATGCGATTCGTGGATTCCACAAAATATAAAATTAACACAAATTAGGAGGACTTAAAATGGCCACTTCACCGAATACTGACAATTATACCTTAGGAAAAGGTGTCGTATTCTTCGATCAACTTGTCTCTGGTGCTTATCAGGGAGAAAGAGATCTTGGGAATGCCCCCGCCTTTACCTTCAATATTGCTCTTGAAAAACTCGAACATTACAGTTCCAGGGGTGGTTTGAAAGCAAAGGATAAAGAAATCATTTCTCAGATTACACCGGGACTTGCTTTCACACTTGATGAAGTAAACAAAGAAAATCTGGGTCTTTTGACCTTGGGTGATATTACCACAGTAACACAGACTGCCGGTTCAGTTGTTGCAGAAGTGGTTGATGCTCCTGCAATCCTCGACAACAGAATTGACCTTGCCTTCCGTGGAGTCATTTGCTGGGTTCTGCCCTATGACGATTCTGCCGCAGATAATTCACTGTTCGTTGTTGGTGAAACTGTCACAGGCGCAGGTGGAGCAACTGGTGTTGTTCTTGCTGTAACTGGTGATGCTACTTCCGGCACATTGACAATTGCACGTACCAACACAACCGCTTTTGTAGATGATGAAGCCCTTACTGGTTCTGCAACAGGCGCCGCAGAAGTGAACTCCGCAACTGGCGGATCTCTTGCAACTGGAACTCCACTTGTCCTTGTACAGGACTCGACCGACACCACTACTTATGTAGCTGGCACTGACTATTCAATTGACACCACTCTGAGTGATGATTCAATTGGTCGGATGAAGATTCTTGCAGGTGGTTCTATTACAGCGGGTGAAGAATTGCATATCACCTATCAGTACGCAGGTCTGACATATTCCAATATTTCAGCATTTGCAAATACACAGGTCGTTGGTAAACTTCGATTTGTTTCTGATAACCCCGCTGGTAATCAGCAGGAATTGGAAGTATGGTCTGTTTCTCTGACTCCTTCCGGTGATACTGCAATGATTGGCGATGACTGGTCAACTCTCGGCTTTGTTGGAGAAATCCTGAAAGATGAAACCAATCATCCTCTGTCTCCGTACATGGATATCATCATGGATCAGGTTGCCACATAATCTGATTTAATTTTAACCGATTTACCTCCAAGTCTGGTGGGTGTCACAAAAGAATAAAGCCCACCAGACTTTTAACAACGAACAAAAAAAGAAGGAAAGACCCATGAACAAACCCAGACAAACACTCTCCTTAGATCTCGATCAATTATTTCCAGGCGAAACATTTGAAATTGGCGAACAATCCATTATGATTCGTCCTTTGAGTCTCGCTCAAATTGCTGAAATTTCCAAAAAGATGAAGGGCTTTGGCTCAACTCTATTGGAAGAAGGCGTTACATGGGAAAATTATAATGAAGCTGGTTCTATGTTTAAAATAGCTTCTGTCATTCTTATCAATTTTCCTGAAATTCTGGAAGAAGCCGCCAATCTTGAAATCGAATGCATTAAGATTCTCCCACTGGAAATCATTGTTTCTCTTGTGAATAAGATCATTGAGGTAAATTTGCAGTCTAAGGAAGAACTTGCAAAAAACTTCAACAGCTTGACGAAGAAATTCATGGAAGTGATGCCAGCGGAAGACGCAGAGAAAGAGATTCCAAAAGCACCGAAAACTCCCTTGAAGAAGATCAAAAAGACATAGCCTTTGCAGTTCAACTTTTAGTTGAAAACGGGCATTCTTGGTCAAGCATTAAACAATATTCTCTTTCTGAAATAGGTGTATTTTTCAGAACGATAGTGATAGGTCAGAAGGAAAAGAAACTCGAACAGATTTCCCACATGTGGATGGGAAACAACCTTTCACAAGAAGGGTTGAAAGAAGTATTAGGTGAGAGCGGTAAGCCTATAGAAGAACCCCAACTACCCGTAGAAGAAGTAAACAAGGAATGGAGCAGACTTAAATCATTCATGTCAGGAGTAAATAATGGCTGATGTAAAAAATACCGTAGAAATTGCTCTAAAGGTCGTTGGGATTGATTTCAACAAGTTGGATAAACTTGCTACCGCCTTTAAGACTTTGCAGACCGCAGTGGACAAATCAAAAACTTCCATTGACGGTCTGCAAGCTTCTTTAAACAAAATTAAAGCCCCCACTAATTTAACCACAGTTATTGAGGGTCTTCAAAAACTCGATAAAATCAAAATTCCAAGTCTAAACAGTCTTGTAAATGGTTTTAATAAGATAAGCAAGATTGAGACTCCCCCAAATCTCAGTCCGTTTGTAACAGAGTTAAAGAAATTTGCAAAAATAAAACTTCCAAGCATTACAACATTGGTCAATGGTTTCAAAAAACTGACTGAGATGAATGTTAATAATGTGGTTAACAAAATACGTGCTTTAAATACTGCATTAGGCGAGCTTGATAAGCGGGGTAATATCTCAGCATTCAGAAAGTTTGCGGCTGATGTGAGAAGCATGAGGAATGCGTTTGGTCAAGCGGCAACCTCAACTATTAAGATAAGAAAAGCACTTGATGAAACCGGAAATGCTGCCGAACGTAATGGATTGAAGATTAGAACGTTTGGAGATAAAGTTTCCACAGTATTTCAATTCAGATTGATTTCGCAAGCTCTTGTTAGATTACAAACAGCATTAGGTGATGGAATTACAGCCATCGTTGAATACGATCAGGCTTTGAAGGATTTGCAAGCGATCACAGGAGCAACTTCTCTTGAAGTAGCTCAGATGGGTGTTAAGATTCTTGAAGTAGCATCCACGACAAAATTTTCCGCCGCAGAAGTAGCAGAGGGCATGAGAACCATAGGACAGGCTGGTTTTAATGCAACCGAAGCAGTTGAAACAATGCAGGCTGTTTCCGATCTCGCTACTGGTACTTTATCCGATATGAAAACAACAGTGGATCTTGTTACCACTGCAATGAGAGTATTTCAAATTGACGCAACTCGTTCAGGTGAGATTGCTGATGTATTTGCCAATGCTGTCAATAGATCAAAACTTACCATTGATAAACTCAGAACTGCAATGAACTATATTGGTCCTATTGCAAGAGATTCTGGTGTATCATTCACTGAATTGGCCGCATCAATGGGTACTCTTGCTAACTCTGGTTTGAGAGCATCTACCATTGGTACTGGACTTAGGAGGGTTTTTGCTGAACTGATTGATCCATCTAAGAAATTGAAAAAGGCCGCTGAGGAAGCTGGTGTTGCTTTAAATGAGTTAGATCCTCGATCTACAAGTCTCTCCGAAGTTATGCAGAATTTGGGATTGGTTGTTGAGGATGCTCAGGTAGCATTTGATATCTTTGGAAAACGTGGAGCCTCCGCCGCCCTCGCACTGTCAAACACTGAGTCCAGATTTGATGAAATGCTTCAAACAGTTGGACGTTCTGGTACTGCCGCAAGACAGGCCGCAATACAGATGGAAGGGCTTGGGGTATCATTTAAGAACTTAAAAGATAAGCTTGGTATTCTTGCAATCGCCATTGGAGATGCTGGTCTGGCTGATGCAATGAGAGCAATTATCAATATCAGCAGGGTATTGATTGACACACTGACTTATCTTACCAACACTACTTTAGGTAATTGGATCGTTAAAATTGGAATTGCAACCGCTACCACATTGACTTTGATAGGAGTATTGAAATTATTGTCAACTCAATTGGCGGCAGTTGGATTTTCAAAATTTCTGTTAGGTATAGCAATGTCAAATTCTGCTCTTGGTGTTATGGGCAGAGCGTTGTTTGCGATTCGAACAGCATTAGGTCCGCTTTCAATAATTCTGGGAATAGTCACTGCCGCTTATCTACTTTTAAGCAATACTGTCAGTGATACAGCAGAAGAAATGAATAAAAGTTCTGACTCTTTTGGTACTCTTGCCAAGAAATTTGAGGATTACGTTCTTAAAATTTCTGATTTAAAAGCTGGTTCTATTAAGTTGAAAGAGGCAAATCTTGAATTACGTCAGGATTTATTGAAAACTGCCAATAAATATGTTGAAGTTTCCGCAGAAGCAAGAGCGGCCGCAGATGCAATCAATCCTTTAACTGGTGAAATAAAAGAAGGTTCTACCGCTTTAGAAAGTTATAATAAAAAGCTGGATGAGGTTCAGTATCAAAAACTTGTGCGGGCCAGTGCCGAAGTTGATAAATCAATAACCAAGACAAACGGATCTTGGAGTCGTTTTATTAATAGAGCAGGTACAGGAATAAAAAATCTTTCAAAAATATTTGATAGAGAAGCGCACAAAGCTCTTGAGGATTCATCATTACAAGCAACTGTTTTTGCCGCACGATTCGCCGATGGAACTGTAAGTGTTAAAGAACTTGGTGAATATATAAAAGGTTTAGATTATTCCAATTTGAATGATCAGCAAAAAGATCTTATCAGTAGTTATGAACAGCTTAACGAACAATCTGACAGACTATTAAAGTACCTTGTCGATACCAATAAGATTGGTCTTGATGATACAGAAGAAAACTTTAGAAAGGTTGCTAAGGAAGCTGGAATCACAGGTAGGATTCTTGAAAATACTTTGCAGAAATTTAAGGATGTTCAAAACGCAAATACCGGTTCATTCTCCAACATCATTGAAAAATGGGCATTGGATGGACAGGGTGCTGTGGTTGATTTCATTGACGAATATAAAAAACTTGGTGGTGTTTTTAAAGAAGGTGAAGAACAGCAATTAAGAGATAACGATTCTCAGAAAGCGCAACTTGTTTATAGATTGGATTTGCTTAAACAAGAAACTGAGGCAGAAATCAAAGCTGGTGCAGATACAGAGCAAGCATGGAAAGATTATTATATCCGTGAAAGAACTCTTTTGAAAGATGCCGCTAAGGTTAGAGAAAATATTTCCAAGAACTCATCTGGACAGAATATCAAACTGATTATCCATGAACGCTCTGAACTCCAGAAAGAACTTGATAAAATTGCAATCAAATATAAGAACAATGCCAAATTACGTGTCAAGTATCAAGAAGATGCGACCAGAGAATATTTGGAAAAAGAAAAGAAACTGATCAAGGGTTATGCGATTGATCCAGAAAAGCAGAAAAAAGAATATGAAGCGAATTTAGCAAAACGTGAAACTTCTTTTTCAAAACATCTGGAACAAATAGCATTGCTTGAGGCACGTGGTGCAATTGATTCTGATCGTGCCAATGAATTAAAATTTCAGTCCACCTTGGATTTCTATAGACGGTCTTACATCGAGGCAGTCAAATACAGAGATCAAGTTTCAAAGGTTGATTCTCCTGAGGAATATGCAAAGAGACAGAAATTTGTTCTTCAATCAGAAGAAAAATTTTATGCTGAAAGACACAAATCCTTGGTTAAGTATAATAAGGAAGTGGCTGATTCAACAGAAAAATTGAAAAAGCTGGATGCAGATCTTAGAAATGAGCGTTCCAAGCACTCTGATGAGCGTGAGGAAGACGCAAGAGAAGCAAAAGTCAAACTTTTAGCAATAGAAGAAGACTATGCAGACAAAATAGAGAGCATCCATGACGACTTAAAGAGCAAATTAAAAGATATTGATGCTGAGATAGCTGAAAACAGAAAACAAGAGAATTCAGACATATTATCGCTCGAATCTGATACAGAAGAAAAGATAAGACAAGTCCGTTTGAGAGGCGCTAAAGGTAAAGTCAAAGAAAGAAGTGACGAAGCCGCCGCAGATAAGTACCTTAAAGAAGGCAGAAAACTCTTAGCTGATGCCGATAAAACTCAGGATGAGCAAGCATTGGCAAGGGGTCGAGATCTTATCAAGCAAGCTGAAAGCATTGGTTCTGGTCTTAAAAATCAAAGAAAAGCTGTTGGATTTCTTGAAGATGCTTTTAAAGAATTGGCAAAAGCTCGTAACATTGAAGCTGATATTGAGGAGAAAGCACTTCTCCAACGCAGACAAGAGGAAGAAGCCGCCGCTCAAAAGAAAATTGACGATGCTAAAAAGGAATATGATTCAAAAGTTGAAACTGCTACCACAGCAATTGATAAAATCATAGCTCAAGAAGATGAACGTCACCGCAAAGAGATGTTGAATATTGAGACTGAAACCAGAGCATTGCAGAAAAAACTTGAGATAGCTGAAAATGCCCTTAATTATTTGGATGATGGCGGAGAGATCAATGGCGGTGATGCAGATCTTATCATGCAGAAAGAGGACGAACGTCATCAAAATGAATTAGAAAATATTGAGCTTGAAAAAGATGCTATTCATGATAAGTTTGAGGGAGCAAAAGCGGAAGTAGATGAGTTTATTGATGCTCAAAATGAGATTGATTTCTCAGATTCTTTTGAAAATGTTCCAGTTGCCGCTCAGGAAGCGTATGATGAAGCGCAAGCGATAATTGAGCAAGAGATGAAAATGGATATCGACACTGCTGAGATTGAGAGGACAAAAAGTCTTCTTGAGCAGGTTGACAATACGGTCCTTGACATTATTGCAAAAGTAATTGGTAAAGATAAAGTGGACGCTCTTTATGCATCTATAAAGAGATTAAGAAATAGAACAATAACCATTACCACAAGATACGTTACTAAAGGTAGAAAATCAAGCGGTATGTTGACCGGTGGTAGATTACCTGGATATGGCGGTGGAGATAGAAATCCAATTCTTGCAGAAGATGGCGAATGGTTCATTAGAAAAGAAGCAGTGCGAAAATATGGTGATGCTTTCATGAATAGTGTGAATACTATGTCATTACCTAAATTTCAAACAGGAGGAAAAGTTGGAATGCCAGTAAGTTTGGGAAGTGATTCTACTCAGGGTGGACCTTCTGAAACTTTGATTGTCAGATTTCAGGCAGGTAATGTTGATGCTCCTGTAAAAATCACTGACAGAAACTCCAGAACAGCCGTTAAACAAATGGCAAGTGAATTACAAAGGATGAGGTTGGTTTATGCCAGATAAATTTAGAATATACTCAACGGATATTGCACCCACGCTGGATCCTGATAGCTTTACTCCAGCAACAAACATTGTGTTTGATCAGGATCCACATCATGGGACATACGAACCGGCGTCCGCTCAAAGTGATAGAGGATCTATCATTAAGACTTTTGGTGGAACAGTAGTTCAAGATTTAGGTATTGCTGTCACGGATGAAGTTATCTTTTTTGAAGATACGGACGCAATTGTCCAGGCAACAGTAACAGCATTGCAAACAGCTTATGAAGTGGTTGACGGTGAATGGTATTTTACAGACGGTTATGAATGCTGGAAAGTTAAGTTCAGTAGAAACCCAAGAGGTTTTAATTATTTCAGAAACCTTATTTTTGCTCAGAATGGATTTATGACTTTCAGCTATTCTTGCAGGTTACTTGTCTTGAGTAAGGAGTTATAATATGCCTTTAGATTGGGACATACTACTGGATTCAGTATCCATTAAAGATCAGATCACCAGTTTCAATGTAAGAGAATCAAAAGGATCTTATGTTAGAGAGATCACTCTTGTTTCTGCTGATCCTGAATTTTACAATCAATTTTCTTACACTGATTTGCCTTCTCCGAGAGTTGATGTACTTACCAAATCAGGTGTGGACTTTGTTTCTCAAGGAACGTTTTATATAGAGAAACCAATTCTTGTTGCAAATGAAGATGGCACTACAAGTCCTGGGGTTTGGGGCAGATCAAGTTCAGCAGCCGCAGGACCTCCATTTGCACAAAAGATATCACAAAGCTGGGAAACAGATACAAATTTCATTGATATAGTAAATGAGGTTGCCGCATTATCTGGAATGACAGTAACATTTGAGGTATCAAATTATGCTATAGTAGCCAATACATATGTTGCAGATAACATCTATCCGATTGATGTCATTACAGAACTTGCCGCATTTACAGGAGCCTATGTCGCTTGTACGAATGACGGCAATCTTGTTATAAAGCAGGATACTTATCATCCTTCTGTAGCAGTTCAAACCTTGGAAGATATTAATATAGCTGATTTGTCAGAGAATCAAGAGCTACCTGATTTTGGTAACAGGATAAGAATAAGTGCTTTAGGTGGAACTGGTTCTGGTTACAGTGTAAATATGGAGGCAGTGGACGATGATGATTGCTTACCTGCTGATGGGACAAGTCAAGGCACACTCCTTGCTTTTGTAAATGATTCAGAAAATAATGCCGCCCCAGATAACACGATGGTTAATTGGGAAATTGGAGATGGGGCAACATTAGCTTATCCTGTTACCGCCACACAAAATTATGTCTTGTCTGGTAAAAAGCATGAAGCGGATAATTTTTACGAAGTCACAGTGGATTATCCAATTCAGAGTGTAGTAGGAATTTGGGCTTATTCTGATTCAGGATCAAAAAACAATTTTTGGGAACCAGAATTCGGATCAATTGATGGAAATAAAATAACTGTAAGAAAACCATTTTCTTTCTGTGATCAGCTATTAAGAATTACATATGTCACCGCAGGATGTGCAGTAAACACAGTTATAGCTGGAGATACTGCAAAGGATGTTGAAGTTTCCGCAGATGTTGAAGGTGCCACAGACACAATGACCATAAAATTAGGCAATACTTGTGCGTGTGGATCTAATTTGAATATGAAAGCAAATCCTTCTGGGGATGTATGTCTTGGCAATTTAGGACATCTTCTTGTTTGGGCAACAATAGGTAAAGTACCTGCAACCGGACAAAATGTGAGAATAAGAATAACAAAAGGTTGTGGGGTTCTGTCCAGTGAGAATAAGGTGTTTAAAAATGTCGAAATCAGAAATGAGGCATCATTTGCTGAAAATATTATTTCTGGAACCTCTCAGGTAAAAACTGAAATAGATATTTCAGGTGCTCAACTTCCTTCCGTTTATGCTGAGGAGGATACGGGAAGATCCAATAATCTCTATTCATCTTATTCAGGAAAAGTAATTGACTTGAATCAAGTGATTGAAACAGGCACAAAGGTACTTGTTTCTTATCATGCAGAAGGTGCAACCTTAGTATCATGGAGAACGCTCGGTGAAGAAAAGGATTGCGATGCTGAGATCACTGCAAGTATGTCAGACGGTACAGAGTCAGGGTTATTCAGTAAAGTCACTCTAAGAGCAAAGGATTGCTCTATAACAGACATTCCCGACAGCAATGAAGACTGGGATGAATATGATCCCGGTTATTCTGACTATGACGATGATTCTGATGGTGGATTTGAAGATGATGGAAATGGATTTGATCCTGGCCCTTCTGCGGGAACTTCTCCTGATCCCTGTCTTGACGATGTAATGAATAGGATATTAAATGCTGACAACGCAACCAGTGATGAAGAAAGGGACGGATATAGATTTGGTACTTCCAGTTCTGCAAATTGTCCTGATGATGCAGAATTTGATTGCTCCTGTGATGAGCTTTGTAATTCTGAGGTAAGAGAAAAAGGTAACACTTACGATCATTCTGAGACAATTCATGATACAATCGTGGCAGATGGATTTGAAAAAGGTACACCTGAGTACAATGAGGAATTCAACCGTGTCATGGAACAAAATGTTGCTGATTGTTCATCCAAGTGCGAATCACAGAGATTAGAACTTTGTGGTGATTGTGATTCAGTTGTTGGTCCTACTTATTTGGCTAATGGGGAATCTGCTGAATATGTTTGTAGTAACGGTGTATCTGAAATTGTTACAATGCCAGAAGACCAATGCGGTACTTACACTACTACAGTCGGATGCTGTGAGGTAGATATTAGATCATCTGACGGAACTTGGGTTTGTACTTCTGATTATTGTGGTTCAACAATTTATGCTATTTATTGTGATATGGGAACAAGACGGGAGTATTGGAATACCTCTCGTACCTTTAAATTTGGCGAATACAAATGTCCTGGTGGCGATCAGACTTACTATGTAAATTGTGGAGATCATGACAATTATTGCGGTCACCCATGTCCTCAGAATTATCCTGATGCTAATCATAATAGATGTATGGAAAATGTTAATCCGATTAAATGGTACGAATGGGAATGTTAATTAACAGAAGGAGAGAAAGTTAAATGAAAAAGGCTGACAAACAAATTTTGTCCGTAATGAATGCAAACGAGGAAGAAGACGTATTCAAAGCAATTGACCTTTATCAAAAAGGAATAAAGGACAAATTTAAAGAAACAGAAAAAGAATTGAGAGAAGAAGGTTGGCGTCCTCATGAAGAAAAACCACCACCTGAGTTAGGTGAGTTTTATTTTTTCAATGATAAATACTGGTTACAAACATATGATGCAAGAGCCGCTGATATTAAAAAAGCGTTAGGAAATAATGCAAAGATTCCTCCTGTTCCTTCTCGCAATAAGAAGAACAAAACAAGTGCCTCTGATAAAAACACTAAAGGTGCAAACTATACAGGACAAAAAATGGACTTAGAAACTTCTCCATTAGCTTGTCCAAAATGTGGTAATAAATTGTATAAGCAAAGTGTCTGTGGCGGTTGTGCAGATGGTAAAAAGGGATTTAAAATCAGATTGATTTGCGAGGACAATCCTGATCACGAAATGTTACTATAAAGGAGATGTACAATGGGTGAATTTACTCTGGCTTTAAGTGCTTTAACAGGCGGAGGTGCTGGTTCTTTAGACGCCTTAGACGGCGCAGATCTGGTTGGTGGTGGTGCTGCTGTAGTTGTTATTGATAGTGGTGTGTATTTTTATCGACTGGATGCTTCAAGTGGTCTGGCAGAAAACTCCCCTTATGTCATAGCTCCTGATACTAATGCTGGAACAAAAAGATGGATTCTGAAAAATCCGGTTGATAACTTCGAACGACCGAAATCCATTACCACAGATACCACCATTTACGTGGCGACTACTGGAAGTGATGTAACAGGTGACGGGACAGTATCAACTCCATTTGCAACAGTCCAAAAGGCTTTGGATAGTATAAAAGATTGCTGGATAGCCGGAGATGTTACAGTCACAATTCAGATTGGCGATGGTCAGTATACTATGACTGAGCCAATAACAATCACACACCCATGTGGGAATAATATTGCAATAACTGGTGAGAATACATATTCCAAGTCAATGACCTCAATCCAATCAAGCTCTGGCTCTGCTGGTGCTTGGTCTGTTATTCTCAATGTGTCTGATGTTACCAACATAGCAGTAGGTGATTTTGCTATTGTATCAGCACCAAGCGGTGGTACGCTTCCATATCATATAGTGGGATGTCATGAGGTAACAAATGTGGATTCAGGCAATTCACGAATTACGGTTCTCACTACTCACCAAGATACCACAGCACCTTCTGGGGCCGTTGCTGCCTCTGTAGAGATTATCAAAACCGTTCTTCAACTTGCTACGGGAGAGCATGGCATTTTTGTCTCTGGCAGTAATAAGCTGGGCTCTTTGGCAAATTTAGTCTTTGACGGATTAGGCAGTACTGGTTATGGAATCTATGTAACAGATTTCTCATTTTTGCGAACTCCTGTGTCAAGTTTTGTCGGAGTATTTGATTGTGGATTGAATGTATTCTCTGATAACGGGAGTAACATCAAGGCAGAGGGTTTGCTTGCGACTTCTGGTGCAAATGCAAGCCATTCAATAATGGCCGATGATCACGCAACAATCATTTGCCCAAATGCCATAGCAAGCGGAATGCAAGCGAGTTCAAAATATGGATTCTTTTCAACTTACAATTCTCATATTGAAGCAACCGGGAGCATAGCTGGCGGTGGGTTGAGCATTGGATTTTTGGCGTCAATCCAAGCCACTTTTAGATTAGCTGATGCAGTAGCAAATGATTGTACAACTGGGTTTTATTGTAGCCGTGGATCTTATATGTATGCGCTTGGAGCCACTGCCATAAATTGCAGTACTACTTTTAGCCCGGCTGTAAATACTCAGGGCAACGAATTTGGGTACATTGACATCTAAAATATGAGGTAGGTATAATGGCAGATGATATTTTTAAACACTCGGCATATGATATTTTTAGAGATACGGTGTATGATAGTTTCAAAACTGGAGCGGCTTCTTCCATAACCCCATGGTTAGGTGATTGGGCAAAACGCCGCAAAATAATAATTGACCATACAAATGTGGATTCGGACTTACTTCATTTCCCTGTAGCTGTTCCTATTTCTGCATCTGCTGGACAAGGTTCTCAGAATATTACGGATATTTTTACTGAGATTGGTGCAAACTATAAAAAAATAGCAATAACTCTTGATGATGGAACAACAGAAATATTTGCCCAAGTTGAATCGTGGGATAGTGTTGCAGAGGTAGCCCTGTTATGGGTGTCAAGAAGTGATTTTACTGTAACCTCCACTGCAACTACAGACCTGTATATTTATTTTGATTCAACCAAAGCTGATAATTCATATTATATAGGTAAGACTACTGAGGAATACGATATAACATCGTTAGTCACTGGTGATGATTTCACTGGTACAGATGGGGCTGTACCAGACCAGACTTTATGGCGTGAACCAAATGAAGATTTGTGGGCTCCTGACCTTCTTTACCCTTTTACCACGGGTGTAGAGCTTGAAGGAGGTAGGTTGAAAATGTCCCAAACGGATAACAACGCCTTCTTCACGTTTGCCAACTTAAATTCGAAATTCTGGATATCTGGAGATTTTGATATTCAGGTTGATATAGATGTTTCTGATTGGGTAAATTCTACGGGACCATCCAAAGAGGCAACTCTATATTTGTGGGCTTCTGAGGCTGATAGGATATCTTGGAGATTTGATGGCGATACTGGATTCGATGCCAACCTTAGTGTGAGTAATGTTTGGGACGGTGCAGTACAGCCAGCAAGAACAAATGATTTTGGTAAACTGCGATTAATCAGAACTGGAACATCCGTTGAGTTTCAGTATCAAGATGGAGCAGGTAGCTGGACTACTGCCGCAACAAAAACGTTCTCAGCTATTGATGTGATGGTATCCCTTTTTGCCAGATTTGAAGATGAACCTTTTGAAACATTTTTTGATAACTTCACCATAAATTCTGCTGATAAAGTTTATATAGTTCCTTCTGAGCAAATTTGGGAAAAAGATTTTAGAAGTGTTTACACATTGGCACAAGACCCAGATGGTGATGTAGCAGATTCAATAAAAGATTCAGCTTGGAGAAGATTTCATGGTACGCCTGTGGGCTCAATGACTACAGGAGATTTTGTTGCAGGCTCTATTGATGGTAAAAAAGGTATAGCTCTTGATGGTGTTGATGACTGTATCAGTATACCGTTTGGAACCAATGTAGAGCAGAGAGTAACAAAGCAATATTCTTATGCCGCACTTGCTTATCATGATGATTGGAATCAGAACTTCTCAAATAAGAAATTAATGTCATGTATTGAGACAGGTGGTTTTGGGTTTGACTTTGATTCCTCTCCAAATGATATTGATAATATTGCTTACATAAATGGGGCATACCGATCTGCTGAATTTGAACATGGGTCACTGTCACCCGGTTGGCATTTATTTTACTCAACCTATGATGGTGCAAAAACAAGCCTGATTGTTGATGGTAATCTGGAAGATACTTATGTTGTGACAGGTGACCTGTCTTACTCAAATGAAACCACCCCATTAGTACTGGGTGCTGAGGCAGGAACAACAGGGCCAACTGGTGATTATTGGGTTGGTGCCTTGGGTTGGCATGAAGTCTCTGCTAAGGCACGGTCTTTGGACTGGATTAAAGCTTTTTCTCATAATATTTTAGAAAGCATTGTAACATATGATGCTCAGGAGTCATTGTGGTTAGATGGCTGGTCAGATAGGTTAAAAATTAGTGTAGACAGTTCCAAGATAGATGCTGATTTAGCACACTTTCCAATTCAAATAGCTATAGGTGAATCATCCGGTTCTCTCGGACAAAATTTGAATTTTCTTTTGAATGAGCTTGAATATTGGGATGTGGATGATGTTTTTACAGGAACAGATGACGATCCACCAAATTCTGATTTATGGAGTTTATCAGGAACACAAAGAGATCCGTATATATTAAGTAATTCTTTACGAACATGGTTGGAGGCTACTTCTTCGGATTTACAAAAGGCAACTTCAATTTGGAGATTATCAGGTGACTTTGATATTCAGGCGGATTTCAATTTAATTTCTCAACCAATTTCGGGAGTAAGATGGACTGGATTTGTGATAGACAGTGTAGGTACAACTACTGGACAAGCTTTGATATTGAGAAGATACGATACTGGAGAGCAATATGCATATAATCAATCAGTAAGTGGTTCTTGGGGAACCCTTTCTACCACTGGAACAACAGACTCCTCCGGACAATTAAGAGTTACCAGAGTTGGTTCAACTTTAACTTCTTATTTTTGGAGTGGATCTTCTTGGACTCAAATTGATTCACGTTCTTGGGTATCTGATGATGTAAAGATGGCACTTGGATCTCAAACAAATGTCGCTCAATCGTATACCGCTGATTTTGATAATTTTGTTATAAATTCCGGGACAATTATTTGGCCATCTAATACCAATCCAAATAGGAAAAGAGTAGCTTTTACTGATGGTTATCGCTCAACTCCTATGTATACAGAAATTGAAACATTTGATCAAAGTCCAGGATTATTATCTGCTTACTTTTTTGGATCTAATCGACACGGAGATGGAGGGATTGTTAGTGCGTATGGTACTCCTACTGATAATGGAGATTATTATACTTTTGATGGCTCGACAAATGGACTATATCAATACACCAGAACTGATGAACAGAACATTGCATTTGAGGTTAAATTTAGAGCGCATAATAAGGGTGCTGGAAATCAGATTCTTTTTAAATCAGGCGGAGAGATTAACGGGATAGCAGTAGGAATTGACTCCTCTGGAAATCTTGGTATTTTTGGTCGATCTTCAAGTACCTTGACATCTATTGTAATTGCATCAACTGAATACTTAAATAATGTTTGGTATATATTGAGAGCAGATAAAACCAAAATACAATTACTGGACGCTGGAACTTTGTCAGTGTTGGCTACTACTGTTGGTACGATTACAAATGGAGATGGATCAGCGGATGTTGGAGTGGCTTTCGCTTCTGATGGGTCCTCTCCTATTTCAGGTGTCACCCCAACAGTACCGATAGAATTTTTTGACGGAGATATCGCACATGTAAAGGTATTCACTTATGACGAAAACAACTTTGCAGGAATGAGCAAAGCTGTGTTTTGGGTATCAAGATATGATCTTACTGTTTTGTCCTCAGAAGATTCGGAGTTATTCATGTATTATGATTCAACTCAGGAAGCTAATAAATATATAGGCGATGTTCAAGAAATTATTGATGTATCTTCCGAAATTTCAGGAGATACTTTTCAAGGCGTTGATGGGGATGCTCCAGACGTTGATTTGTGGAGTCAAACTTGGGGTACTCCAACCATAAGCAGCAATGCTTTGGCTGTTGCTACAACTGGCGGGTTGAATGGGATTTCTTCTATATTCAGATTACTTGGTGATTTTGACGTTCAAATTGATTTTGGTATGGATGCTATTCCATCCACAACTTCTTGGTCAATAACTTTAAGAGTCCAAGCACCAGATACAACTTTAAATAATCGGTTTACTGTATCAAGAAGATATGACGGCACTCATAGATATACTTCATATGAAACTGATGGTGGCGTTGATGGCTCATCCACTGTTTCTAATTCATCAGATACCTCTGGGAAATTAAGAATAGTCAGAACAGGTGATTCATTCACAGGATATTTTTGGAATGGCACTTCTTGGACTGCTTTGGGGACGGATACGGTGTCTGGTTTCTCTGGAGAGGTTGCTGATATAAGATTGTACTTGACATGCTGGGGTTCTAACCCAAGTGTAAGTGGATATTTTGATTCATTGGTTATTAACTCCGGGACTGTAATTGACTGTCCTTCCAATCATGTCTGGGATGATAATTTCAAGGCAATTTATCACATGTCACAAGACCCAGACGGTGATGCAATTGATTCAATTTTTGATTCTACCAGAAATCGTAATCATGGCACACCAAATGGTTCAATGACTTCTGATGACCTTATATATGGAGAAATTGGTAAAGCTATTGAGTTTGATGGCACAGACGATGATATAGAGATTGCAGATAATTCGGATCTTAGATTGACTGATATGACTCTTACCATTAGAATGAAAGTGCCTGATATTACAAGAGATACAAGGTTGTTATCTAAAGGACGATTAGATTCAGTTGATCCACGAAATTACTATTTATACCTAACTGCCAGCAAAATCAATTTTGGTACAGAAAAAACTGGTGATGGGTTTGAGGGTTTGGCAGGTGCTACTACCTTACTATCGGATACGTGGTATAACTTTGATGGCAGAGTAGATAGTCTTGCTAAGGAAATATTCGTAGACGGTGTGAGTGATGGTACGTCTGTGGTGACTTCTTTAAATCAGGCAACCAGTCCAGTTCGTATAGGATCAGTATATAACTCCACATCAGACACAATGTTGGGCTCCATTGCTTTTGTGGGAATATCTAATGTGGGTAGATCCGATGCTTGGGTGAAAGCATTCTCTTATGTTATGGACGATGCACTGATATCATTTGATTTGGGTACAGTAGATGCCTTGCAAGATTTTGCATTAGATATCCAAGCGTACAAGGACAGTGTTGAGAATGCAAAGATGGATATGTCAATGGCTCTTGATAGTTCCAATCAAAATGTTGTTTTAGATTTGTCCTCATATTTTGAATCACTGACAAATTTTAAGAGTGATTTCAATATTATTGGAAATGCATTTGACAATTTGTTGTGGGATGTTACGTTGGGTGCTGATGTTATTAATGACTTCAAAACAGACCTTCAAGTATATTTCCAGAGTCTCACTGAAACAAAACTTGATTTAAAAACTTTTCAGAGTATAATAGAGACACTTCCAATTGACTTCCGTGTAGCTGTAGAAGTTAGAGAGGATGGAAAGCTTGATATCAACGCCGCTCTTAGATCATTTGATGATCTTAAATTGGCGATGGTTTTAACCCAAAGCATCATTGATAGTGATTGTCCGTTTGATCTATCTGTAGGAGATGGAATTATTTATAAAGATAATAAAATGGATCTTGAAGTATCCGATGGTAATAAAAAAGAGAATCTGGGATTAAGCTTGACCTTGGTTGCGCCAACTCCCGTATTCAGAGCAATATATGGTATTCATTTAGAAAGTGCAATAAAGGATGTAACCTAAGAAAAGGAGAAAAGAAAATGGCACAACCTAACACGTACTGGCTCTTTAATGACACAGTTAATGATGGGGCAAACTCTGGGAACGCTACAGGCGGAGTAGGAGCATTATCCTCAAACTGGGTTGTAATTGATCTAACGAACGATGCTTTGGCATTTTGTTCAGAACAACAGAATGATGGTGACGCAGTTGGCGGAACTCGTTATCCGGTTGTAATTCCTGATACAGGAAGTAATGAAGCTGAAAAGACATTTATCAAGGATGCTTCTACAACATTTTACGCACAAGTACCTCTTGCAGGAACAACAGCAGGTGGACAGAGTGGCGGTGATACTCAGTATGTATTTGCTATCTATTTTGATGGTGAGACTGCTGGTATTCCTTATCTTGAAGCTTGGGATGATAACACTCATGCAACATCCGCACATGACTTTTTAGGTGGTGGAACTCCTGCTAATTCAAGCTTAATTGGAATTACAACCACAAGTGCTGTTCCTGGATCAGCTACATGGGCTGGGACTCCTCTTGCAGGATTGACTTCAAGATTATCTCTTGATTCTGCTCCATTATCTGCCGCAAAGAATTTGTATTTTAACCTTAAACAAGTTGTTACTCAAGGAACACATTCTCCTGGCTCTACAACTGATTTGGTATTGACCCTTAGATATTTGTATTCATAAACTTTAGAAAAAGAAGGAAAGAAAATGAAATACACGATTAAATACGCAGACGGAATCCAGTACATTTCACCTGATGTAAGAGAAAAAGACCCAGGTTGGGCTTCCGAAGCAGAAGGAAAGAAAGTAGGAATTGAAGAAATCTCCATTAAACTGCCAAATGATATGACTCTTATTCTGAAAGGATATGAAAAGTACAATTTCTTTGTTGAGGTCGCTCAATCTTTAAATAAGAAAAGCAGTGCAGAAATTCAGGCATTCTTTTTCTGTGGAGCTTCACAAGGTTTTGTCTGTATCTGGAAAATTGATTACAAGACCAAACAGATAATCAAGGACATAAAACCAGAAGGTCAAGAATATGGCGGTGGTCCCACAAGGGGATGGAGAATGGGTTTAATAGGTGAAAAAGCGGAGAGTGGATTATGCCCTACTCAATAAACGATTGGAATCTAAATCCAAACCAGCAATGGTATGTTGTAGTAAAAGATATAGGTTCTGTAATGGACGTTGCCTTATACAGTACTTTAGCGGATGCTCAGGCAGAAACTAATATATTTGCAGAAGCGGATAGTGTTCCTTTTGGTTCATCTCAATCAGTTGTGTTTGAACCAGTTCAAAGTGGATCTATTTCATTTTTCAATGATGAATTGACCTATCATTTGAAAGTATCTGGCTCTGATGGAGATCCTGAGAAGATTTTTAGCATTGCTCCATTCATTGACTTGCCTGATATCAATAACAGCATTTACAGATCAGAGTCTTTGATTCAGACAAGAGCTATCTCAGAAATAAATATTCATACGCACATAAAGGTGATTAGAGAAATAGGAGTGGCAACACATATTCCTTCTATTAAAGTTGGTGATGTTTGCAGAGTGAATTCAACACGATTAGGAATTGACGTTTTAACGAACGTTGAGGAAGTTGTAATTATGGGCAACGCTGATTCATTGACAAATCACTTAGGGACGGTAGAGTATACTGATTTAAGTTATGGATAATTCAATATTAAAACAGTTTGGTACTCCTGATGCTCGTCAAGATTATAAAATAGGATCAGTAACAGAAGTTAAGACCAATGATATCTATGTGATTGAAACTTCCAATGGTTTGAAAATGACCATTCAGGATAACAGTCTTACATTGGAAGTTGGTGATCCTGTTTTACTTGCTGTAACAGAAGGTCAAACAAATAATTCCTTTATCATAAAGAAGGGAAGCAAATCAGAACCCATTGCAAAGAACTTTATAATTGGCAATGGAATCAACTAAGGATAAACTATGAAGATTCAAAGAAGCCTGGAAAATTTACATCCTACAATGGCAGAATGTGTTCGAAGAATTCAGAAAAAGGTAATTGATGCTCACAATATCCCAGTTAGGCTGTTTGAAACTGGTAGAGAACATGACAGGCATGAAATGCTTGTTAGAAAAGGAAAAACGAAAGATATAATCTCGCACCACTTGTATGATCTTAAAAATGATCCTCCACTTTACGCAACTGCTGTTGATTATGTTTTTTTCGATACAAAATGGTCTTGGAATTTAAGAAATTCTACAACCAATGCATGGTACATACTATTTGGAAATCTTGTTCTTGATGAATGTCCAGAACTTCAATGGTCTGGCATGAATAGAAAATCCGTCAATTTTTGTCACTTTGAAATTAAACGCAAGATCCTTATTGAGTCCATGAAGGATATCCCTTGTGTAATATAAGGAGAACGTAATGGCTAACCCTTTTCATCATTTGACCACAAGAATAGATAGAGGAAGACTTCCTGTTGATAATGATCTTAACCCAAGAACTCTTGCTATAACTCCTGAGGGTTATTTGACTTTTGCCCCGGGTCCCGGAAAACAAGGAGTTGAGTCCGAAGGAAATTCTTCCACTGATGTGCTTACAGCAGGAGAGACTTTTACAGGTGAATGGGAATTAATAAAAGACTATGCTATAATCAAGGTATTTATTTCCTCTGATCAAGCAGGAGCAATAGGTGGATTGATCTTTCAGCAAAGTCCTGATATGGTCGATATTGATAATGAGGTTTATGAATATACGAACAGTACTCCTAAACTATTCACTCCAAATCCTGTTGCAAAGTATTTCAGGATACTTTATACAAATGGAACAGCGGATCAAACTCGTTTCAGTCTTGCTACTATTTATTCCTATGTTTATGCTAAACCCACCTCTCATAGGCTTGGAGATAGAGTAACGGGTAATGATGATGCAGAACTCACCAAATCAGTTGTAGCCTTTCGGGATGAGAATGATGATACTTACCATAACATAGGCACACAACATGCAATGCCTGTTGATTCTGGATCTATATTTGCTCACAATATATGGGAAGATGAATCCGTAGTCACCGATTGGGTTGATCTTGATAATATCGGAGAGCATGTTATTGTTATTCCATATACAAATCTCCACACAAGAATAAGAAATACAACATCCGATAATCCAAAAACAATCATAACGCATTTTAACAGAACCGTAAATGCACAACAGGTAGGTATTGGTTGTACTGGTGGAGGGGATTTTAGTAATGTTAAATTGACTCTAATAGGATCTGGTGGAGTTACAAGAACTTTATTGGATGATTCCACAAACAATACCAAGTATACTTCTAAAAATTATGAATTCCCTCCACAACTTTTCAATGCACTTAAAATGGAGTTTTTTACCGCTGATACAGTAACTATATCCAATATCACCATTCAAAAAGCAATTATAACAGAATCACAAATTAAAGGATCTCAGCCTGATGGAAATCTCATCCCAATAGGAGCTACCCCTTCTGGCAACTTGAAAGTTTCTGATGCGGAGAATGGTCTTGCAATCGCTAAAGGAGATGTAGTAGGAAGCACTACTATTCATAAATTTGGAAAAGCTCCAGATTTTGATATAGTGGACGGTTATGTATCAATGTGGGATGGTGCCAGTAGTCTTGGACTTAATGCTATGCTGTACACATATTCCTTGACAGCTATCATTGATTCTCTATCCAGTTCCTCAACAGGAGACACGCAATTAATTGAAGTTCAGGGTCTTGATGTCAATTACAATCTGGTAATACAAACGATTGCTTTAACAGGACAGACAAGAGTGGCTTTGACTACTTCCTTAATTCGTGTATTTCGGTTAAAGAATGTAGGTTCCACAGATCTTGCAGGGGATGTATTTTGTTTTGAGAATACTCCACTTACAGCAGGGGTCCCTATTGACGAAACAAAATGCAGAGCATCTATATCAATAGGAAATAATCAGACTTTGATGGCAATTTACACAGTACCGGCAGGATACACCGCATACATGAGAGTCTGGTTTGCTTCTCTTGCTGGAGCTAAACGTGTGAATGTCAGTAACATACGAATGTTTGCCCGTCCCTTCGGTCAAGTTTTTCAGCTTAAACACGATGCCAGTATAAATGCAAGTGGATCAAGTAACATGCCTCATTTGTATGCAGAACCAAAGAAGTTTGCAGAAAAGACCGATATTGAAATAAGATGTAATACGGATGAAAATGACGCAGGCGTTTCAGGTGGATTTGATCTGGTGCTTATAGAAAATTAAGGAGAGTAAAGATGATTGAGAAATATATCACGACAATTGCCATTTTAATACTATTGAAAAGTTTCTGGATTTTTGTAAAACCTTTTCCAAGAAAAAGAAAGAAAGGTTTTAAAAAGATGTATTCCTATATGACATCTGAATTTCCGGCAAAATACATTGTTATTTTTCAGTTGGCACTTGTATGGTTGATAGTTTTCTTTTTCTCTTACATTATGTCATACATCAATAAGCTTTTAATGTCTGCGTGAGTGAATCCTCGCATGATTTTACTCATTTTAAATTAAAAGACAACGTATGATATGTAAATCGAATAAGAGCAAGCCATACTAAGTGTTTTCTGCATTACTCCAGCCGGCGGAGAAGAACTCATTTAGTTCCAAACAATCGGAGATACTCTGGCATACGCACTTATGTCCTTCGATTGTTTGGCGGCTTTCTGCCTTAATGTGTGTTTACTTTTATAATTTTATTTGCTACATATTAGTTAATATACACGAAGGGATTTGAACTTGTTCATACTCTTATAGGGAATTCAAAAATGGATGATCGAATTATTGACAGGGTATTCCAGGAGTTAGATATCAATTCGAATAGGCTCATTGACCTTTCGAGATTAGTACATACTAATGCAGGCATTTTAGGAGTAGTCACAAAACTTGTTGTAGGTATTATTCTGTTCCTTCTTGTCACGAGCATCGGTGCACTTTATGGTTATATGAAAAAAGACCCTTCTGCTGTTTTATACCACCGAGAAGACGCTCCTATAGAACATAAAATTAAATATCCACCTGAAAAATAAGGGGGAGAATGATGTCAATAGCCACTATTAGGGGTTCACTGCGAAACTTCTTTAATCCGGACATTGCCTCGAAAGAATTGCATGAGTCTTTAAAGCATCAAAGAGAACGGATTGCGGAATTAAAGAATGAATACAATACTTTATCTCGCTGGAATCATCAGTATGTGTCTACTTTAAGCCTGTTAACGGAAGCAATGCAGGTGCTAATTTGGAAAAAAGATAAAGATCATCGTTATCTTTTAGCTAATCCACTACATTGTAAATCGTTTTTCGGTTACGAAATTTCGCATGAATGTTTGGATTCTATCGTAGGTAGGAGTGACAAAGAACTTATTGAGATTAATAAAAAAGAGTTCGGCATAACTAACTCATTTGAACCAATTTGCACTGCATCTGATGCATATGTTAAGAATTTAGGTGAAACTTGTCATTTCTTAGAAGCTGGTATGATAGACGGAAAAGAGGTTTTATTATACTCTGTTAAAACTCCACAATTCACTGAGTATAACGAATTTGTAGGGTCAATTGGAATGGCTTGGGATATGACGGACAAATCTGAATTCACCGTCAAGCAATTGAATAGATGGATATATTCAAAACGTGCCATAAAATTGTATCGAGATCAATCAGTATTTTGTTATGCAATTCGTCCGGAAGATAAAAAGTGTCAAATATTCAATCACTTTTGTCCTACTCCTGAACGAGGAAAATCTTGTGACGGAGAATGTGATAATTGCATAGAGGAAACCATTGAATCTATTATGGAGAAAGAGAAAAATGGTAATTAGATGGGAATCATTGTATAGGTTAACTCGTTCTGAATTTTCTGAAAATCCAGATATATTTGCTGAACCTGCATTAATGTACGGATTAAGTGATTTAAGAAGTTCCACGCAAAAAAGAATATTTCCATCATCTGCTTCTGGTGCGCTTGCAAGACATGATGGAAGGCAAACTTCTCAACATTTTGTTGGACCAAAAGAAACGCCAATAAGAAAATCAACTGCATGTGATATATTTTGTGAAGGTTCGCCAATATTTACTTTCACATCTATTTTGTCCTTGCATACGTTTAAAGGCATAGGTATTTATTTAGACACCAAAGGCCCTGACGGATTGCCTTGGGTCATGTTTCATGTAGATATTAGACCAAATGGATTTAATGATAATTCTCCTTTGATTTGGATTGTAGAAAAAATTAATGGCAAGGACTTTTATCGTTATCCACAAGCTGATCACAAATACTGGGACCTGTTTAATGATGCAAGATTCACAAGTAATAAGAAGTTCGGAAGTTGAGGTACACAAAAGATTAGTACAATTAATATCAGAGGAATCAGATATTCTGGAAAAGGTTAAATGTCCGAATAGAAGGAAAAGACATAAACTGATTTTAGGCTTTCTGATAGAATTACAATGTATATCATCAAGGAGTTTGTATGAAAAGAATTGATCTTACCCAGTGTAAGTCCGATTTACACTTTCCGGTAACAAGAGCAATCCCAACAGTCATTGAAGAAAACCCATTTACACGAATTTGGAATTTTGCAACATATAGACGAAAATTCAAGATTCAGGAAGATTACGTTTTATGGGTGCCAAGTATTGCAAAATGGATCTTCATTCCTGCTTTCTTCATTTTTGACGGAGCAAGTGTTCCAAAAATTCTAAATAACTTATACAGTCCTACAGGAATGCTACTTCTCGGTGCCGCCCCTCATGATTTCGGATACAGATATAAAGGCTTGCTTTATGTCGATTATCTTGGTAATCTTGAATTTAAAACTCATACAAAAGATGAATTGGATGAAATATTCAACAATCTTTGTGCGTATGAAAGTGGTATGCCGAAAGCTTCTAAAGTGGCAACATACACTTTGACAGCATTTGGTTTTTTGGGATGGAATGAGAACAGAAAAAATGAATGCAGTTTGCAAGAGGATTTCCCAGAAGTGTTTGTGCCTGAGGAAGTTGACTTGTATGAAAAACCACCAAAGGATAGTGCAACTGCTAAATAGTGGTTGATTTTAATATCATATAACAAGAAGGAGAGGAAAGTGAAAAAATTTTATCGTTTAAATGCGTTTCTGGCAGTTCTGTTGCTTTTGGTGCTTGCATCATGTGCTGGCATTCAGAATCCTGCTGAAATGTCCCCTAAACAAAAACTAACAATGGCGTATGGGACTTACAACTCTCAATACACTATGTACATGACGGACACTGGTTATGTTCTGAATGTTGATGGCAAATGGGAAAAGGTGAATGATCCGGTTTTATCAGAGGATAAAAAGGTAATTTTAAGAGAGAAAAAGAAAATCCTTACTGCATTACATCCTCTGATAAAAGTATATGATTCTATGGTAGCAGGGATAACGCCTATGTCGGTGCAAACTGAGGCTGAAATGTTTGCTTTAATCGACCAATTGGCATTGCTTGTCCCTGACTAATATCATTGCAGACACTTCACCCTGAAACTGATAACACATTAAAAGGATAATGTCATGACTGCCGCAATTGTGGAACTTTTAAAACTATCGTTGGGAGTTTACTTTCGATTGGCTCAAATGAATGATGCCACTGAGGAAGAATTAGATGCGATTTATCAGACTGAAAAGGATAAATTTGCTAATAATACGCCTGACCAACTGGAAGAAGTGTAGTTCAAAATATTCGATTTAAGACGTTTTTAGATTGAATTGATACAGACATACTAAAGCACGATTGAAACTCTGAGAAATTACGTGAGAATCAATCGTGCTTTTGTATTTTGAACTAACTTTTTATGAATAGTTTCTTAAAAAATTTCTTAATGCGTGTGGTCCACATTTTTTCGATTTTTCTTTCAAGATGTCCAGAGTAACTTTGCTCTGTTCTTTTCATTTTTTCAAGAGTTATAATTTCATTATTCAAGGATCTGATCTGCATTTTTAGATCCTTAATTGCCTCCTTCTCCATATCAAGAAATTTTCTTGCTTCTGTAGTCATTGCGGTTTTATATTTGAACTCTTTTACATATTCATCCCTTTCAGAACTTACGGTGTACCCATCTGCAAGGAGTTGATCAATAGATTTTTCATTCAATTCTCTTTCACGAACAGGTATTCCATCTACATAAATAAACAAATTGATCGGTACATGTTCTCTTTCAACTGTCATTTCATTGATTGAATCTCCATTCATTGACACAAAACTATCAGTCAGTGATTCTAATGGAGGGTCCAATTCAAGAGTGGTTTGACCTGGATATATTTCCACCTCTTCAATCTTGATTAATTTAACTTTTTCCATACCTCTCTCCTTCTTATCTATAGGTGTAAAATTTAAAACCACCATACGATCCTGTATATCCTGATGATGCAGTGGAATTTCCTCCAGATGCGCTTGTAAAGTGGAATCGAATATTTTGAGGTCTTTGTCTTCTTTGTGCTGTTATTTCCAATTTCATCACAATATCGACCATGTTATTGATCTGCTTTATTCTTGAATCATCACTACCTGTTTTGTCAGGATGATATTTCTTTGCAAGTATCTTTCTTTGTTTTTTGACAAGTTCTTTGAACTCCTCTACAAAGGATTGGGCTTGTTCTACACCCATTTTAGGATTGAGCTTCCATACACTTACAGGAAGCTCAAGTATTCTACAGACTTCCTCAATCGGAACTTTCTGTTGCGAAGGCATTATTTCTCCCTGTAGGGTGTTTCCTGTACATTTCTGTATTGAGAATCACCTGGGGTATTTCTAACCATTTCGGCTTTAAATTCCTCAGCAGTTCTGCCACGAACACATTCAGCAATTTCCCATACATAATTGTACAGATGCAGTCCTTTAGAGGTTGCAATAATTTCGCCATTCTCGACACCGATCTGAGCGGCACAATATTGTTTCATCAACTCAATTGCCGCAAGGTTTGCAGGAAGACCACCCCATAAGTCCCATGATCGGAAATATGGAAAGAAATGAAGTTTTCCATCCTGTACTCTTGTGTCAATATGTCTGAGACAGGGAGGGTCCTGTAACATCATGTCAGTAGGCTGACCAACTTGCATGATCATCTGGTTATTCCTGTGACCTTTGTATTTGTAGGTCCAGATCATGAGTTCCATCTGATTCAGGAAATAACTGGATTCAGTGCTATCTCCGCTTTCTTCCTGAATAATGATACCTCTGTCAGCCTCCCAGATTTCAGGATCTTTGATCAATATTTCTTCTGTATGAACATTGATAGGTTTCAGAAATGTGCCATCAAGCAAGGCTTTGCAGATTCTTTGCCCATAAGTGTATGCTTCTCCAGGTTGTTCTTCTCCCGTCATAAGATAGGGCATGTATTTATCAAGATAATCCTGAGCTACCGGATCGTCCAATTTTAATGCAGGATTCAATTTGGGAAGGAGTTCACCTACACCAGGACAGCTTGCATGAATCGTGATATGGTCGAATTCCTTTCTATGTTGTCCTGCAAAGGATCCTCGATCAATTTTGAAGTCCCTCCCTACCTCTACAGCTTTGTATAAGGTCTGGTGCCAGATGTCGGGTAAGTTAGTTCCTTTTATGGTTACGTGTTCTAACATTCTTTTTCTCCTTTTCTTTTTCAATGGTTTGTTCACAGTTAAAACAAACATCTTTGCCTTTTTCATGGTTGGTTTTGATCAGCAATCTTGAACACAGGTAACAGCGCAATTTTAATATCCTTTATGATCGTATTTTTGTCCGCAATATGCACATATAATTGATCTGGTAGCCATATCATTGTAATGTTTACTTCTATGACAAATCATACAAGTACCTAAGTTCATGTCATTAATCACAGGTTGATCTTTATGGGATCCTGGACCTACCTCCAATGCAGGTTCTTCCTCAGGGCGTTCTTTCTCAATACGCTTCATGAGTTCCTTTTCAGAAGTAAGAAAAGGAGAAAGAGCCTCAGACAGATCATTGAATCTTTTTTCCAATTCTTCAATGTACTCTGAGGCAATCATCATTTCATCATAAGGAGAACCGTCACAACCTTCTTGACTGGCAAGATCACTCAAAACAACCCATAGTTGCTTCATCTTTCCACCATGGTGTGGTGACTCAATACACTTTGATAACATTATCTTTGTTCCTCCAATATTCTTAAAGCATCATCGCATTGATCCTTCATTTCACAGTTGTACAAGGCTTGGAATACAGTAGCTACTTGCACTTCCAGTTCTTTGAAGGTGCCATTATTGTTCAGGTCAATGTCATAGTCATATTCACCGTAAAGCCTGTCACCTGTGAGACTGAGACCGTCTGTTTCCGCTTTTTTCTCAGCTTTTGCATTGTGTACCCTGCAAGTATTACAAATGATTTCAAACTCTTTGCAGTATTCCACAAGCTTTTCAATTTCATCAGGTTCACGGATATCAACAATCAAGATATCTACATTGAAGGCTATTGCATCATTTAATCTTTCTATCACCTTCTTTGTAGGCATATCATTGTATGCAATCATTACCTGTTTTACTGCGGCGAGAAGATTACGTCCTTTTGTATCTTTCTCACCATTCCATCCGAAACTATCTCTGGCAACTTCTTTGACATAATCAATGGATGAATACTCAACAATGTCAAATTCAAATAGCTTGTTTAGGAATTCAGCAACGGTGCCTTTCCCTGATTCACCTGGACCATTCATTATCAAGACCACAGTCTTATTCAAAATATATCCCCTTCCTCTGTTAGAGTTCCTTTGTATTTATTCCACTTTTCCATTTTGTCCCACTTATCTGCTTTGACTCTGTTCATTTCTGATGGTCTTACGATACCTCTTGCAACAAGAACATCTACCACAGCCATTAAGTGACCAATTTCTGTTTCAAGCTTCTCTTGATTTGTTTGATCAGGTTTAGTGGTATTGTTATAGGTGTCATGCAAACCAAAAAGTATAATCTTTGATTTTGCCTGAACTATCTCTCCTGCCTCTTCTGCAAGTTTTTCCAGAGTTAATTTATCATCTGGAAATCTGTCACATAAGTCCGTAATTCGCATTTTACTTCCTTTCCATTTTTTTAAATTCTTTCGATGGTTCAAGAAGGTTGCCATCCATGTCTTTGAACACGTAACAACCATCCTGCAATTTGTCTGATTCTTTTAGCTTCTTCCTGTATTTAAGGATGATCTTCTTTGGACTGACATTCTGCATGAGAAACACATGTCCTTTCATAACAAAGAACTCATGCTTTTTGTCAAACTTTGGAAGATTGCTGTACTCTAATTTCAGTTCAGGAGCTTCTACTTCGTCAGGAAGTTCCATAACTTCGTTAGGGTTTTTCGGAACATATGACTTACACGCTGTGGTACATTCTTCTGCTGTGGTGAAGTCTTCACATTCTCCGAACGATTTGCATTTTCTGTTTCCTTCTGACATTCTCTGTCTCCTTTTGGTTTTATTGAATATTTACAGTCTCTTATAGCTACAATTTCCGGATGAAATGGACCATGATACAGAGGTTTGTTGTATTTTAAACATCTGTGTGGAATCTTTCCACCGTACTTATTTTGTTCTTTTTCTGTAGGCGCAAGGAATACACAATTATACTCACAAAAGGTAACTGGTAAAGAATCGTGCAATACTTGTCCCATTTCCCCTTTTACACCTAACCACCATTCCATTATTCCTCTCCCTGGAATCTATCCCACAATGCCTCGATTATAGCAAATGAGACTTCATCAGCATGACATCCTTTAGGTAATCCCATGTCAGCAACAAGTTTATGATTTCCTTCCCATAATCTGAATTCGTTTCTAATACGCATCCCAAAGCCACTGTGATACATTATCAAATCTTTCTTGGCAGTGGTTTTTAGTTGTTGTCTATCTGGCAAACCCATTTCGTTGGAGATAATATTTAATACTTCGTCCAGTGTTTCTATCATAGGAAGTTTAATGTCCGCCTTTTTTGGGTGAACTATTTCTCCGTTATGATCATGTTCTAAATCCATTCTTGTGCAGAACTCATCAAATTTTAAATGACCGAGTTGTTTGCCATTTTTGATAAGCTGAAAAGCATTTATCAATCTTTTCTTCCATTTATTTTCTATCTTCTTGCTCATAATCCTACCTCCTTTTTAATTTCCTGCACAAGTATTTTGGCACTTTTAATATCACGATCATACAAACTAAGCTCAAGTTCCGTAAGCTTATCAAAAAATTCACCATATATATTCCTTTTTAAGGCTTTGAGTGCTATTTTATGAAGATGCTCATATTCATCAGCTTTACCAGCCGCTACCATCTGCCAATTAGCATTGAACGTGTATTCTATAGTGAATGGGAATAATTCCTGAACATCGTTCCTCATTGACAATTCGCCTTGTATCTGTATCTCTTTCGAATAAGGCTTCTTATCACCTTTCTCACAAAACATATCCTTGATAAATTTACTCACTTTTCATGACCCTTTCTTTTTTCTCTTATCTTCCTTTTTTAGTAATGCCAACCCTTTCATTCCTGACAATGAAAACGGAGTTTTTCTGACAATGGTAACTACAGACACGCAAAGGGATTTGATGATCAGATGTTTATACATTTCTCTTTTTAACTTGAGAAACATAGCCCATTCAATACGATTCATTAAATTACGCCAACAAATACACATGAATATATCACGTTGACATCTTCTGCATACTCTATAAGCGTAATCGTTATCTCCGTAAGTTCCAGTTCCAGTGTCAGAATTATGCATTATATTGTATTCCTCATCAGTTTAATTTGTCTTCGGAAAGTATCAATTTTGTCATATCGCTCTTTTGGAGAATCTACTGCGGAAATGCAAAGAACAACCAATTTTTTGAAAGAAGCAGTTTCTTTTGAAAAGCCAAAAAAATCAGATATAACCTGATCATATTTGTTGCTTTTTTCTTGAAGTTTGGTAAGAGTTCTTTTGTATGGTCCACCTTGTCCGAATTTGTAAAATTTCCAAGTATCATCGTTAAACAATTTAACCATTATTTCAAATTCTTCTTCCAGCATTTTCAAAATTGCGCTAAGATCAGGCATTTTCTATCTCCTTTTGAGTATTCTCTTTGTGTTTTTTCATATGACATTTTCTGCAAAGAGAAATTAAATTCAATGGTTCGTGATTATGTTTATCAAAATCAATATGGTGGACATCTATATTCTTTTGTGTTCCACATTTTTTGCAGGTGTAATTATCTCGTTTTTTAATTTCTTTACTGATTTTTGTCCATTCTCCTATATCCTTTCTGGGAGATATCCCTCCTTTCCATGAGGCGTTATTTTTCCCTCTATGAGAACCATTATCAATTGCTGTAATACTTCGTTTAATGTTTGATTCTTTTGATTGTATTCTGCCTGTCAATGTTGTTGATATTTTTTCTTTGGTTAATTCTGAAACAATTCTATTTTGATTGCTTTTTATTACTTTTTCGGAGTGTTCTTTTGTTTTATTATACGTGTGGAAAAAACTACTTTTTTTTAGGGAATTGCTTAGTTGCTTTCTCATTTCCTTAGTTCGTTCATGATGTCCTACAAGTCGTTTATTCCATTCTTTTTTTCGTTTATTCCAGGTAACTCTTTTACCACATCCACACTCACATTTTGGAACAATAATTATTTTCTTCATCTTAACTCCTATTTTTTAGTTCATCAAGTAGTATATTATTAGATGAACTAAAAATCAAGAATTATTTCTGTTCTGTTACATAACTTACCTCGTTTTCTTTAACAACACTAAACTTCTTATCAGCAGATTCGGCAAGAGCTTTTTGATGCGTTACAATAATAAATTGGAGTCCTCCTGGCATTTTGGAAAGGTTTTTTATCATCATTGAAGCAAGCGGTTGTTTAAAAACATCAAGATTGCGAAGAGGTTCATCAAGTACTAATACATTTCTTGCTTCTCCGTCAAGTTTCCAGTAAGCAACTCTAAGTGCCAGAGAAGCAATATCAGCGGCACCGTACCCACAAGAAGCGAGAGGGGATTTTTGTTTTCCGTTTTTTTCGAATGTTAGATCGCATTCTGTGGTATTTCTTCTTGATACAAATTCAACTACAAATTTATAAGGTTCATAGAATACTGCGGCCAAAGCACTTGATACAATATTTGAGACTTGTTCGGCTAATTGAGTTTGAGTTACCTGTGATGCTTTTTGAAAAATAACTCTTGCTTCTTCTAAGTCTTCATGATGTAATAAAAGACTTTCAACTTTATCCGTGTGAAGCTCAAGAATTTTTTGATTGGTTTTTCTATCCAATATTTTGTCGTTTAGGTTTTCTAATAATTTTTTCACACTTTGTCCCATCCCAAGATTTGTCAATTCCTGTTTAAGTTTTTTGATATCTGGTATGATTTATGTATTACTATCGTTACTCAAACTTTTTGCCACATTGACCACAATAGTTTGAATTTGGGAGATGTTCTTTGTAGCGTTCACAGTAATCGCACTCAGAAACATTTATCAACAAATGAGCATGGGCAGCAGCAATAAAACTACATATTGTATCCCCATTTTGTTGCTCTATTCCGGCAATATACCCATTAATTATCATGTTGGTTCCATTCTCCCCAACCCATACAATTCCGTCATTATCGTCTTCTGAGAGTTCAAGTTTTGATCCTGGTTTTGGAACTGGATCTGATTCACACATAGGAAAAGCTTCTACGACATCAAAGGCGTAGCATTTCTCTCCGACAGCCCGCCAATACCACGGCCATAAATCTGTATTATTTTCCATTTCTTGAATATGTTTTTTCATGCTATTCTATCTCCTTTGAAATTCCACTTTATATGTTATAAAATTTATTTCAACAAATGACCGAATTGAGTTTTAAATTTGGATACGCCTTTATCATAATGCGTATTCATTTTATCTACGGTCTTTTTAAGCGATTTGGAAGTTTTCTTTGCTTCATCAATCGTTTTAAATCCCAATTCTTTTAACCCATCCATTAACATTTCTTTTTGACCAAGAAGTTTATTTCTTTCCTTGTCTTTCGCTTCCACTTTTTTCTTTGCTTGAATTAAATCCATTTATTCTATCCTTGTTATATTTTGAAAATCTGTTCTGATGCTTTTTCCAACTTCTAATTTTAAAACATAATCATCATACCACCATTTGAATTCATCGGATAACATCCATTTTGGCGGATTGTCTTCATAGAATTCTTTTACCGTTTTTTTCATGACTCGATGTTGCATTTTAAACTTTTTCATTTGCAGTACCTACTCTCTCCATAGTGTTATCAATTATATCTCTCACTGATTGTTTTGGATCAACATGAGCAACAACATTATTGAGAATGTTTTTAAAATCAGGTCTTTCTTTTGAATTCTTTGGAAGCGTATCAATAAATTCAGCAATTTTCTTTTCGGCTTCTTTTTTTGATTCCTCTTTTATTTCTTCTATTGCTATTTTTCCGAAATCAAAAACTTCCTCATCTGACAGGCATTGAATTTTTATTGGTTTTGCTTTCCAAGTAGAAGTATCAACTCTCCAGCATCTTGGCTGATAACCTATTTGTGATTTAGTTGATCTAACCATTGATCCGCAATTGATTTGAAGTTTTCCATCAGTTCTCAATGAATGTGGAGTATGGTTGTCCCCACTTATGATACACTTAGCCCATGGATATTTTCTTAAAATAGCGTGAGCAGTGGAGTAATTTTTTTGTCCCGGCCAGAGTTCACCTTTCTTTGTAATCATTCTATGCATTACCAATACATCAGCTTCCTCTTGTGGTTCTTCATTCCATCCAGATCCTATGAATGTAACTCCATTCATTCCTTTTGGGGCATATCTACATGTGTTTGAAAGGATAGAGACAACCCCTGCCGCTTCAAGAGTTCCAAGTGGTGTATTATCAAGTCCAGATACGTGATACCTAAGATCATGCTGACCAGGGACCACAAGAACTTCAATCCCACTCTCTTTGATCAGTTCTATGACTCTCTTGGTAACTTTGTAAGGAACATTGGGGGCATCAAAGAAGTCTCCAGCAACAACAAGTAATCCTGGTGCTGAGAATCTAATTGTATATGCCAGTAAATGTGAGAATTTCATAATAACTTGGCCGAAATAATCTCCTTTCCTGTTCTCAGGCACTTTCGAATGAATGTGAAGATCAGCACCAGCTATGAAATCCTCATTTGTAGGTATTTTTATTGTCATTACCAAGACTCCTGTTTACTGCATATTTTACATATGTGGTGAGTTTTATGTGAATCATGTCCATCTTCTTTCCAATCATGTTCGCATAAATCCTGCAACGCTCTGATAGCTTTGTCAATAGCGGCCGCTTGTTTGTACAGTTTTTTACGCTCTTTATGTAAAGGATCAATCAGTTCTTTGCGTATCATTTTTAATCTCCTATGGATTTGTATACCATCTGTGATTGCATTTTTTATTTCTGCATTTGTAATGAGTAAAATGCTTATAATATGTTTTGCATTCTTCTGGAGGGGTTGTGAGAATATCATCTTGTTTCATGAATCTATTTTCACTCCACATATCAGCATACCAATTGCCACATTTTGTACATGTTTTATATACTCGATACATGTCAACAGTTTCCACTATTCTCCCGTCCTTCCACTTGAGCATATTTTTTCCTTTACATATAAAAAAGCAGGACTGTTACTATCACATCCTTCCCATCCTACACATTGTTCTCCAGCCAATCTGGCACAAACTGCATTATCAAACTCTTTATAACTTCCTAATCTTTTTATTTTCCCTTTTATGTATAAATAGCTCATCCAGTTTCCGTTTGATGCATTTCTACTTACTCCTTTTACTCCGCTTGAGTTATTTTTAGGGTTCCCTCTATTTCGTTGATTACATTGGTTTGAGACTTCTCTAAGATTACCGATCCAATTATGATGTTTAACTCCATCTATATGATCTATCATATTTTCAGACCAATACCCATGAACATAGAACCATGCTAAAATATGAGCTAAATATCTTTCATTTTCTACCCAAATTTCTATATACCCGTCTGTTTTTTTAGTACCAGCAATATCTCCAAGGTCAACACAATTTGTATTTGCTTTTTTACGTGTAAAAATTCCAGTTAAAGGGTCATAATTCAAATTTAAATGTAAATTATTATAGGACAGTTTCTTCATATTATTTTCCTGATCTCCCGCATACAGGGCATTCTTCTTCCCTCCACATTTTAAGATGAGCTTGTTGGGCATCTATCAATTTCATTGTTGCTTTGGTTTCTTTTTTAGTGTTTTCTTTTATCTTTGCCAGCAAATCAGATATATTATCTATTTTTTCTTGGTCTTCATCAATATTGCTTCTTAACGTTTCAAGCGATTTGAGCATCTTTTTAGCATCAGTGACGTTAACAGTATTCTTTAAAGCTGTATCGACTGATTTCATAGCAAGGATTGTGTTGTCTATGTCTTCAATGTCGTTTTCTTTAGTGCTTATGTTCAGCTTTTCAGTCTCAAGCTCTTTCAATCTTATTTTTGCATCACCTATATCATCAAATCTTTTCAACTTTTTATCAATTTCTTCAATGAGATGAACGGCATCACCGATGGCTTTCAGTTCAGCTTTTTTCTTATTCAGTTTCTTTTCATATTTGGATAATTTATCTGCAAGTTTTTCAGCTTTCAACACCCATTCTGTGTCTTTTAATTCTTTTGTTTTTGCTTCGATCTCTTTTTTGGTAATAGCAATTTCAGTATTGCAGGTACGAACTTGTGAATTTATGCTTTTTATTGCATCATCCATTATAGTTAATCCAGCAACTTTGTTGAATTGTTTTGCTACTTGACCTGGTTTATCTGCAAGCATGAAATACTGTTCTGTTGGATGTTGTCCCTGAATATTTACATCTTTCATTCTGGTAAGTTCTTGGACTTCATCTGGAACATCCATCCTCAATGCTCTTAACGGCTCTTTAACTCCGATTTGATAATGATTTACTCCGCTTTTGAAACCATCTCTTGCTCTTGTAACAATACCAGATCCTTCATAATCAATTTTAACCTGAGTCAGTTTAAGTTTGTCGGATTTCTTTTTGGGATCAAGTGCATCGTTTCTGTAACTATCTCCCTTTGGTCTGTTTTTTGAATTCCATTTTATTTGACGAACTATTCCAGATTTGCCTTCATCAGATTCTCCAACAAACGTGTTAACGCCTGGGTGTAAATCAATGGACGTGTTAATATGCGTTTCAAAATTTTCTGTATTTATTGATTTGATCATGTCGATTTCTCTTCCATTTTTACGACTTTTATTTCCATGTCATTTGGAAGAAACAAAATCTTGTTGAGTGGGAAAGTTTTATGTAATGTTTCCATTGAATCATTTACTTCTTCATCATCCAATGTCTCTGGGTCGTATTGAATTACTAAGACCTCGTCTTTTTCTACCTTTAGTTTCAGAACATCTTTTATTTCCATTCAATATCTCCTCACATTGTCTAATTATTTCATTTGTGGTGTTTAGTCTTGCGTTAAGAATTTTTCTATATCTTAATCTTCTATGGTATAGATTGTGTATCGCTTCTTTCTGAGTTGGATAACATAGTCTCTTTTTTGCATAATCACTTACCCATATTAAATCGGTATCAAAGGGAAATTCTTTTACCCAATATCCTTTTGGAGTTCTTTTTACCACTTCATATTCTGTGAATGTAATTTCATCAGTTAAGGTGGTACATAATACCTCACATCTGTATAATTTTTTAGGATCATTCATACAGTTCCTTTTCCTTTGCAATGAAAGCATGTATCATAAATATCATCTGGGGCTTTTAATACTCCAGTTCCTTTACAAGTTCTGCACCTACAAGGAGCATTCTTTTCTTTCTCATAAGCGTCCTTGATAGCTATCAAAATACTTTTTACATCTACCAACAATACAGATGCTTTCAATCCGACTTGAGGAGTACAGCTTGCTCTTTCAACAGCATTAATGTTTTCTGTGATTTTATCAAGATCATCTAATTCTATAGTGATTTTCATCAGTATGGAAGCTCCTTATAAAATTGAGAGTAAAGTCTTTTGGCAATCTTTTTCCTTTTGTTATTCTTTGTATATTCCTCTAAAGCATCATTCATTACTTTAGCCTCTTTATACGACAGAACAACCACAAGAGCTTTCTCACTGCTTAGATTTTGTCCAACATCTTCGTAAATAGTTGCCATTATTTTGTCTCTTGATTAATGAGTTTAACAACGTTTCTTGGAGTTTTTGAAGCTGGATTTAATTCTCCATCAATTTTTACTTTGACTCGTTGTTTTGTTGATCCAACAATTACGCCTCTGTCAAGTCCGGTTCTGCTGATCATGTCTACAAAAGCAACTCTTGTTCCTTCTGTGAGATCATGTCCGTCAATATCTTTGTGAATAATCATTATTTAAACTCCCAATGTACTACGCACGGTATATTATTACTTACGTCTTCTAAAACTTCCATGAAAGCAACTTCTCGCAACAGTTCAATTGAATCTTTGTCTGGGTAAGATCCAGTATAAAATAAGTTTTTTGGTTTAAGACTGATTATTTTTCTACAACACATAACACATGGTTGATTAAGACAATAAATATCACAATCTTTAAGGCTTATTCCGTGAAGGGCCGCTTGAACCATTAAATTTTCTTCTGCATGAATCGCAATGCATTTTTGTTGCTGTTCGCCTGACGGTATTTGTAGTTTTTTCCTAATACATCCCCCACGATCAAAACAGTGTTTAATTCCTGTTGGAGCGCCATTGTAACCTGTTGTTAATATTCGTTTATCCTTTACAGCAATGGCACCTATTTGCCTGTTTAAGCATGAACTTCGTTCAGCAACAACTTTGGTTATATTAAAAAAATATTCAATCCAGTCAGGTCTATGCATCTTTTTCTCCTTCTTTAGGAGTAATTACTTCAACATAAACGCCAGGAGCATTGACGATCAGCTTATCTTCCAGCATTGTAACGGCATTGTATTCAATGTCTTTTGAATGATGTACAATTAGAATACATCCTTCTGGCACTGATACTATGCCCTGATGTTCAAGACCAACGGGTTTGTCTGGCAGCATTCCAGGCAACGCATTCAATGAAATCAGTTCATCAATATCATCTGCCTCAAGTTCAATGGGAACCTCATATTCTTTGAAGTCATCGCTTTTTCCTAACCATTCAAAATCAACAATATCTTCTTCCGAATACCAGTCTCCATCGGGCCACACATAAATTTTTATCTTCTCACTCATCCTATCATTACTCCTTTCGCTAAGACTAATTTCAATAATTTGTCTGCATTATCCCAATCACGTTTTCTTTCATCACCGTTTGGATTATAGATTGTAGGTTTGTCAATTGGAGAAGTCCTATATTTTATTAAATATTCTCTTTTAATATCAAGAGCTTGTCCGATACTCATAACTTCAATATCAAATTTTGCTAAAGCAAGACTCCATTGTCCAAGTGTCCAACCAATTATTTGCATTAGATGAATTCCTTTTTCTCAGCTAACCACATAGGGATAGTGAATCGAATTTCTTTGCCTCTTTCAGGTTCATCAATGTAATCTGCCTCTGAATCAGGCACCCATCCTGTGACTCCATCAACATTGATCAAACATGCATTTTGTCCAACTGACTTTACTTCTCCAACGAATTCAGGATTATCGCCCATCATCTTCTCCTACAATGTTAAGATATTCTTTTTCAGAAAAAAGTGTACCGCAATCATCACAATGTGCCTCTTTCATTTGACTATCAAGACGATCCTGATACACAGGACCACCTCCACATACAGGACATTCGTATTCCATTGTCAATCTCTCCAATACAGTTTGATATAATGTTCAGTATCACCCCACCAAGACCAATCATCATTCCATACTATTTTGCTATAGAATACAACAAAAGGTGTGTATGAGATTTGATATTCTTTTAGGGTGATTTTCATTATTGTTTCAGCTTTTCCCATTCAGCATTGAAATTTACACCAACGGTGAAATCACTATATTTCATATTATCAGCCCGTTCATAATAATCCAACATGTCTTGAAGATATACAGATAATTTTGCAGGATAGTTTGATTGTGTATTTTCAAGAAAGCAAAGACAAAAGGAAATTATAGAGGCAACATGGATATCAGTCTTTTTCTTGACATTTCCAAATCCCATAATCTTACCGAATTTTTCAAGATATACTGCCATTTCATCTTTGTTATCAGTAAAAAGATGATTATTCTGGGAGTACATTTTTTTCAATTCAAAATCAACAATCATACCAACTTCTTCGAACCTTCTGCGAAGTCTTCCCATCTTTGGTTTGACGGCTAAGAAATCAGGCAAACTTCTCATGATTCCTAATTCTGCCGCTTTCATCAATGTTTTGTGGTCTGCTTTCATTACTTTTTCATCTCCTCTTTGATCCATTGTTTTTGTTGTTTTTTATTTAAAGGTTTGCATGTCACTTTTACTATTCTTGGACTTAAAATATCACAATATTCTGAATTGAGATGACACGCTTCTCTACCAGATTCTTTTTTATGAGGAATGCCATGAAAGCATTGAACGATGCAGTGTTCTTTTTTCTTGGTAGCAGTGCATATCATCATTTTCTTTGCCTGCTGTTCCAGTCTTTGCTTTTTAGTCAATAACTTTTGCATTAATCATCCTTAACAATTTTGAATTTATTTGTTTTTAGCCAATGATGAAAATCTTTTGCTGTGTACCAACATCCATCTTTGTTTGTGCAAGTTAGATTTATGTGATCAAGCCATGGACATACTACGGCCCTACAGAATTCATTTTTTCCGTAAGGCCGTATATTTTTTTGATTTTTTTTCATACAAATAGTTGTACTACTATTTTAAAGCAAAATCAATAAGAATTTAATGATTTTTTAATTATTTTTTTTATCATTCTGACTCTTATAGTTTAAAATTTTTAACAATGGATTTGGCTTCTTTTGAAATTGACGGACTGTCCATATCCTCAGCTTTGGGGATATGTTTTTCAATATCAGGATAATCTTCAATGAGTGCTTTTTCTGTTCGGTATGTTTCAACAATTTCCATGTATGCGTTGGTTGTGGCAAGTACCTCGCATTTGATATGTTCGAAAATTTTAAGTGCCTGAAATGCCAATTCACGCATTCTATCATCGTTTTGTAAAATTTCTATTATACTGCTTTTGCTAAAGTCGCCTGTATTTGGTACTTCAACTTCGTCAAACTTTAAAGTGAAGTAAGTTCCAGTATTCCATGGATTTGTAAGCTTGTCTTTACTTTTGGCAAGCTTAATTTCTGACAAATGTTTGACATGTTTGTATTTTCTTAATATTACCATTTCTTTTTCTGTGAATCTTTTTTTCAATTCCTTTACAATAAATTCGGTAATCTTTCTATGAGCTTCGTTCAGTTCAATTCCAGGAATTGATTCTTTCATTTTGGCTTTTACACTTAATTCAATGGAACTTCTGATTTCTGATCTTATTGATTTGTTTAATCTGCGATATGCCATTGATTTCTCCTATCTTGTTTGTAAGTCTTTTAAGGTATCTGCATATGTTCTTTCTGGTCTAAGCACAAGATTTCTTGGTAGATATAAAGAGTAAATGTCTTTTCTCTTTTTATCTTTGATAAGACCTTCGAATTCACAAGAGCAAACAGATCCGATATCGGTTAACCAATCATCCCAATCTCTTAGATGTTCTTCATCTGTAAGACCGCCAACAGAGAATTTGACCTTACCACATTCTGATTCGCATTCTATTGATCCGACATTATTTTCCCATTTAGTTCCTGGTTTACCTTTATTCAATCTTACAATGCGAAATTCACCCTCAGAAATGTTTTTCATTTTGATGGCTTCTGTTGCGGTATGATTTTTCCATTTCAGATTGAAATTTTTCAATACTGCGCCTTCACCGCCCAAACTTCTAATAAGTTTATAAAATTCTTGAGCTTCTTTGAAAGAATGAACGATTTTAGTACGAATACATGTAAAGGATTTGTATTTAACGTGTTTTACTATACGTCTGCATCTCTTGAGTCTCTTTTCATACGAAAGATCAAAGAAATGATTATTATACGCTTTCATCGGGACAGCATCCCAAATTTTTAATATGACGCAATCTGCCAATTTTTGATCTGCTGTATTGGATAAGCAAGAATTCAAAATACCGTTGCCTGTTTGTCTGTCTTGAATGACTCCATCAATCTCTACTTCCAATTCGCCATGAATTACAACTCCCCAGAACTTTTTTGGGATTCTTTTTTTCAAAAGTTGTTTGAGTCTGCCTAATTGATGAATCTTTTTACCATTTCTTGATATAAATTCTAACTTTCCGTTTTTATAAAGCTTGAGATTGCAAAACATACCATTAGCTTTTTGTTGAACAAAAGCAGGATAGACAATATTGTCCACTTTTTTCTCGGTACTGCATCGCATATATGACTCAATGTAGACAGTATCGGGATAGGCTTTGTTTATGGTCTTTGCTCCGAATCCACTTTTAGCATCTTTATTGATGATCATGTGGACTACTTTTTTAGTTTTAGAATCAACGGAACAGAGTTCAGCAAGCCTTCCTTTATCAGAATCTGAGGTGCCTTTTTGTTTTGACAGGGTTAACAAAAATTTAATCAAGTTTTGTCTGTTGAATTTTCGTTTCTCACATAACGGCATTTGTTTAACGCCGTAATGTAATTTATCATCATACATCAGTTTGATAATTTGTAAAAACCCATCATCAGCCAAATATTGAATCAATAAAGCTATTTTATCATTTGTTCCAGAAGTGTTTTTAATATTATCTAACCAGTCATATATATAATCAAGTGACATGTGTTCCTCCGGATCCCATCCTTCATTTCCGCCATGTCCGTTTACACAAACATCCCCACTTCTTGTTTCAAACAAGGGCATATTACATTCAGTGCAAAGCAGTCCATTATATTTATTTGACATATTTTTTACCTTCTTTAGTTATTTTCCACGTTTCAGTTTCAAGAAAAGATTCAACTAATTCCATAAAAGCAAGATCAACCAATCTTTCTGACATTTTTACAGAAAGTCCTTTTTCATTCCAACCACAAGAACCTCCACATTTATGAACGAATTTAAGTGCTTTTTTCTGATTCTTGGTCAATTTCCTCTTTTTTGACATCTGCATCTCCCTCCAATATATCGTTTATTTCTTTTTCAATCTTCCCTCCCCATTCCTCTGACAATTTTCTGATCTTTTGGATCATTTCATCATTGCCTTCAATGTCAACATTTTGCTGTGTAATGGTAGCTTGTAAATCATCTCTGAGTGCATTGAACTTGGAACAACCTTCGTCATTGCATCTTGTTTCAACACAATATTCACATGGCTCCATTTTGATTGTGGTAACACTCGCTATTGTCAAAGAGTTTGATACATATATAGGATTACCACAACCAGCGCATATAAATTCAATCATCGCTTGACATATCTCCTTTCAATAGCAAGTGCTTCTCCAATTTTTCTGTCAATGTCTTTCAATATTCTTAATATTTTTCTTCTATTTTCTTTGGCATCTGTAAGCATTGAAACTGACCATTCGTAATGACATGAAACGCACGTAAAATTCCAGGGACCTTCGCTTCTCAAATCATTATATCCTACTGAACAATAATTACAATTTGGACATCTTTGATCATGATAGAATTTGAATGCTGTTTTACCTACCCACACATTTTCCTCATTATATTTAAGATGTTGAAAGTCAACATTCTTAAAAGGAGGTTCTGGCGGAGTCCAAGTATCCATTATCCTATTATCCTTTCTTTTGCAAGTCTTTCCATTATATTCAAAACGCCCATTTCAGCATTGTATTGCAACTGATTAATTTCCTCATGAGTGATCCATGTTCCTTCAAAAGGAGGCCTGATATTAAATTCTATTTCTTCGGAATCTAAGTCACGAATAATAAATTGAATTTTTTTGCCTTTAAGTAAACTGAGAAGGAGTTCTTCTGTTAATTTTATATCGTGCCTTTTTCTATTTATCTTTCCGCTCATTTTTCCATTCTCCTTTGTACATTAGTTTTTCACTTGGGATTCTTGCAACAAGGATTGATGGTTTATTGTGCATACTTCTACTGGGCCCCATTCCTCTCACTGACAATCTAAGATCATCCATTTCACTGACAATCTTTTGAATCCTGTCTACCATTTCACGAATAGCATCAGGACTATTATTATGGTTATATATAGTCACCCATGTCCCGAAAAACAAGGAGTGCTGAATAAACGATATAGCCATTAAATGAGTTTTCCCCATAGCACGTGGGCCCATTGGATCAGTTAACCAGGAAATTGTTTCATAGTGTTCTCTTTGATACTCGGTTAGACCAGACAAAAGTTCATACATTTCTTTTGGAATTCTCAGGTTAAGGTTTCTTCTACTCATTCTTAGGTTCATTTCCAATTCAAATGCTTCGGCAGTAATTTCTTTAGAATGAACGCCAGGAACAGAGTTGATAATCTTTTGCAAAAATCTAAGCAGGTTTTGTTTTAGTTCTATTTGCATATCATCCCCTTTTCCATAAATTTATCATACTTTTTCTTATATTGAAGGTATGCTCTTTTACGTCTTGACACTTCACCACACAGCATGTCTATATGGAATTCAAATGCTTCCTCAGGAGTATCACAAAAGATAGTGTCCTTGGTTTTAATTCGTGCCGTGCCTCCGTGCCATAATACCACAGATTTATCAGTACGCCTTTGAATTTCTACTTTATGAATTTCACCATTAAACGTATTGGTGTACATGTATTTCTTAACTGGAATTTTTTTCATTATTCTTCCTCATCCCATAAAGATTCATTGTAACAGTCCTCACATACAGCTACATACCGTCCGTCATGTGTTTTAATCAATTCCATTTTGTGCTTGTAACAGAAATATTTTTCACAGGAGTATTCATCTTCTCCGTGCATATCACCGCAAGCATAAGCAAGACCACGATCAATTTCTTCAAGACAATCAGGGTGATCACAAGTTGCAGGAAACACATACCCTATTGGTCTACCCTTACTGTCTGTTCCACAATCGCCCCAGCCCATAATTGTCTCCTTAGAACCCCATCATATTGATAAAGTATTTTTTAACCACAGATAGAAGTGCCAATATCTCACTCACTTTGAATCCACCTTGTGAGAAACTAAACTGGTATTCTCCGTCAGAATCATCCAATGCAATAACAATGATTTTCTTTCCATTTTTAAAAGCTCCACGTTTTCCCAGATCATCATTCAGGACACTTTTAATGCATTGCTCTGGAGTAACAAGCAATGCATCCTCTTTTAAGTGTCCTATGCTTTCTATTTTTGCCAATTATCTGCCCTCATTATCAACATGTGGGAATTGAAGAACATCGGCAGTTGACATCATATCAAGCATGTGAGTGAACATTACAACAGGATGATAGTCCGAAAAATCAAATTCATGCATGTTTGTCACGCTTTTGCTCCATCTGCCAGAATGATAACGAACACCACTGATTAAGATTTCCATTTCTAATTCAGAGAAATGTTTCAGTAAAGTTTTCCTGTTTTTCAAGAGTAAATCTGCCATTGTTTTGTCATGATTTGGAGTTGTATGAGGATTTGTTCCTTTCTTTCCGTATTTTTGGATGTCATGCAAAACAATAGCCATTAGAAATGCATCGTTTTGAGTGGATTTTAATTTACCCCCAAACATGCGAATTATTTTGGCTCCTGCATAGAACATTTCATATGTATGGTGTGCAATAGACGGAACTGATCCGTCAGCTTTTTTATGATACTTTCCAGTTGAAGATGAAGGTTTGTCCCAGATATCCGGCATTTTACTTTCAATTTTCATAAGCAGTTTGAACCCATTTTCTGTTAAATGATGTCTTGCCAAATCAATTATTGCTTGAGTGTAATCCATTATCCATTTCCTTTTTTAATTTTTCATTATGATCGGTTATTAATTTTTTTAATTCTCTATTCATTGCATTTTCATCTATATACCAATGAATATTTTTCTTTAATTTGCCGACTTCTTTTACTTTTTTCTTTAGGATTGGGTCAAAAACTACTTCATGTATTCCGCCGTACTTTTCCCATCTGAATAACCAGCGATAAAATCTAACCTTTCTTCTTTCCATTCTTAGATTAAAAAACCACCAAATTACGTCTTCTTCAATTCGTGCCGGCTGTTCATGCCACATTTCTTTAGATGAAAATGCATCGACATTGTATTTCGCACAATATCTTTGTTCAATCATTTTTGCATATTCTTGCGTACTGGTAACTCCCATTGTATCATCCTTAATTTATTGTGATATTTTCACCGGCAATATGAACGTCAATTCCCATGCTTGAAGTAATTCCAGATAAAGCCATTCCAAGTATTTCACTTTCTGTCTTTGAATCGCCTCTTTTATGAGCATCAGCAAATTTAATTCTTAAATCTTTATCCATAAGTCCTTTGGGATTACAACAGCTAAAATCAGGACAACATTCATCACGCACCGGGTTGTGAATAGAGCGACCAGCTACCCATTGGGTTAGTTGATATTCTGAGCTTTGGCGGCTGTTCATACCCTGGAATTCTTGTAAGACTTCCTCCGAAACTACTGTTGCCTGATTCTGCTCTAATGGTTTTTGAATCATTTTCCATTTTCTCCTTTAAATCGTCCCACAGTTTAGGATGAATCACAAACTGGTCATGTATCTGATACATTGCTGGTGTATATTTAGTATAGGAATATTTCTTCCTATACTTTTTGACCCAACGAGTGTTTGTGAATTTTCTTGTTTGTTTTTTGGTAAATATAATTTCACTGGTCAAAGCATTGTCATTTACTAATACTTCCATGCCGAATAATTTACCTATTTGTCCACGCATTATTTATACTATGCCTCCCATTAAATCTCTGTAATTAAAATGCTTTTCCAAGTGCGCCTTGCTTGTTGTAAAGTCTCCATGTATTGTTTATCTCTTACTTTTCAAGAATTCTGGGTTAAGTCCAAATTCAGCATAAATCTTTGTCAAATTCTTGGTAAGTTTTTTAGATTTTGGGTATTGTAATTTTTTTCTATTTGGATATTTCAAAGCGTGTGCTTTTGCCAAAACATTAAAGTTTCTTTTGCTGAGTACAGGATCTTTTGGTTTTTCACTTGGATGAATATATGGATAATGAGGTTTTTCTAAGTAGTCTGCAATTTTACGCAATGTTTTTGGAAGTTCTTCTTTTGTTACTCCGTATCTTAGAGCATTGTTCTCGCTTTTTGCAATGAAAACATTACAGGCAGAACATAAAACACCACGAACAAGACCTGTTCCTTTTATTCTTTTTTTATGATGATGATCTAAGCAAGCCACTTTTGGCTTATTACCACAAATCCAGCATCTTCCCTTTTGTCGCTTGAGTATGAATTTTCTAAGAGACTTTATATCTGAATGTTTTAGTTGTTTTGGTTCTTTCATTATCTTAACCTCATGATTGTTTGATAATATCCTATATCAGAAATCAAAGAATCAAATCCAAATCTTTCGCAAACTTCTATGAATCCACTTTTACTTGGATGATCTGGTCTAATAGGAAAATCAGGAGTGCCTTTGAATGGCAATATCACAAGCTTTTTATTTCTGTTGATAATGTCTTTTCCTGCTCTGCTCGTGATTGCTTTATAAGCCTGAGTGTTTGGTCCCATTTTTCCTTTAATGAAATTTAAAGCACCAGTCTCAGCAACATGACGAACATCTTTTTTTGGATCAGGTTGAGGTATTGGAACGCCCTTTATATTATCAGAAACGCATCCACCAATAGCTTTTATTCTTTTCCACATTTTTGGTTCAATCCCATATTTTTTAGTAAAATCTTTATGAGTGAACCAGCTATTAATTCTTATATCAAACAGCACCACGTTAGCACGTAATAGCTGATACATATCTTGGTCAGTTGTACACATTACAATTTCAGAGTCTTTATAGGTCTTGCATATTTTGCCTATTACATCGTCAGCTTCAAATCCTTCTGCACCAAAAACATTTCTATACCCTAAAGAAGGTATTACATAGTCGATTATTTCATTAAATTGTGGGTAGGCCAGAGCATCAAGAGCTTTTTGCTTATCTGTCTTGTTCTTACTTCGTTTTTCTTTGTACTGAGCGTACATGGTTTTGCGTTTTGACGCTTTACTGTCAGTAGTGAATACTATGACATTAGATTTTGCTTTTTTGATCAAAAACGCTAATTTAAGAAGAAAGCCATAAATAACAAATGTGTGCTTTTCTTTATTTGAAAGTTTATGTTTTCCCAAACTAAATTTTACTTGATGAAGGACAGCACTCGTGTCTATTAACAATATTCTCTGATTCATATTTCCTCTAAAAAAGGGCCAAAGTCAATGCGACTCTGACCCTTTTGGATTTATAAGTATAACTTAGTTTTAAAGTTTACCTGGGATTAATCGTCATCACCCCAATCGTCATCGTCATCATCGGAATCCCAGTCATCATCGTCATCATCGTCATCATCGTCATCAAAAATATCATCAATTACGGCAGTTCTGAGATCAGCAATCTTTTTGAATTTCTTTGGATTTACATCCAATTCTTCATCTTTGATCAGTTGAATCAGATCGGCTTTTTTCATCTTTTTGATTTCGTCTTCGGTGATTTCATCATCGGAGTCATCATCGTCATCATCGGAGTCATCATCGTCATCATCGGAGTCATCATCGTCATCATCATCGGAGTCATCATCGTCATCGTCCTGACCAGAATCATCGTCATCATCATCGTCATCATCAGAATCGTCATCCTGGTCGTCATCGTCATCGGATTCATCGTCATCGGAATCACCGACACCGACTTTTTCACAAAGATCATCAAATTTTTCTTCCAGTTTTTCAACCAGTTCTTCATAAACGCCGTCTGCAATTTCCATGGAGTCTTCGCCGTCTTTCAAATTCTGAGAAAGAGACAGACCCACTTTTGCTTTGCCGAATTCAGCAGATGTTCCAACAGATACAGTTAATCGCCGTTCTCTGAGAAAAACAACTTCAATTTTTTTCTCAATGTTTTTGTCGGCTTTTTTGTTTTTGATTTTTTTACCCATGTTTTCTTTTCTCCAATTAATTGTGATTAATATTTTCTTTTTCGGTTTGGTTTTAACTTCCGCATTATTTCATCGTATGCTTCTTGACAGAGTTCGTAAAGCTCATCTTCACGGTTTTCATCCTCAATGTGTTTAATAAGCTTGGAAAGTGGCATTTTATCTGCAAAATCCCTGCTGTTAACTGATTTCTTTGTACCGCTCCACGCTTTCTCATCCATCAAAAATTTAATACATCCGGATATATTGTCTACACCGTAATCAAACAATATCGGAAATTCAACCTCGCCATGTCTTCCGGTTAATTTATTTTTTGTGATCTTTGCCTTCACATTTGTAATATATGTTCTGGCGCCCTTCTTTTCTTTCTTCTGACAAGCAAGCCAAATTTCATGAAAAGAATAAAACTTCAAAGCTTTGCCACCGGACCGTGTTTTGGGGGTGAACATAGAGCCAAATCCAATGTTATCTCTTGTCTGCGAGATGATCAGAAGAAAAGATCCTTGATCATGTAATTCCTGAACTCTTTGAGAAAACATTTCGGAAGCTTTCTTTGGTTTACCGTCTCCATAGCTACCTGCAACCTTATTGCCCTTCTCTCTTGCTTTTCTGTTGCTCTCATCTTTTTCCAATGCGGCTTCTGATGTTAATGCATCGAAAGAATCAAGAACGTAGATAAAGGGATCGTCCTCAGATAGTAATCGAGCAAGAGTGTCATTGAGGTCTTCAATGGTTCTGCTTCTGACATCCTGCTCGATACGTTTGTTGACTCGACTGCCAAAAAGATAAGCAATATCAAATTCATTGGCGGCCTCAACATCGTCATAGATAAATCTAAAATTATCAAATCTTGGAAGTATAGAACATTCAGCAAAAATTGTTAATGCAAACAGTGTTTTGCCAGAATGAGAATCTCCGATAAGATTTACAACTTTACCAAATAAAAACGCACCTTCAATTCTACCAGAACATTCCAAGTTAAATGTGGTTGATCCTGTAGGAATCAAAGTATTCACATCTACTTTTTTTGATTTTGAAGACTTAGCTTTCACTACCTGTTTAAGTCCCTTTTTGATTTTACTTATCTTTTTCATAGCCATTATTCCTTAAATCGTTTTTTGCGTTTCAAGGATTTTTTCTTCTTTTTCTTCTTCTTTTTCTTTTTGCCGCCCTCTTTCTTTTCAACGAATTTGGAATCATCAGTGTCGCCCATTGAATCATTATCTAACGGCACATCATCTTCAATTTCTT